ATAAATAAAAAATTAAAAAAAGTGGGCATGAATACCTCTCCACCCACACAAAAATATAAAAAATGGCATTTTTTATTCATTTTTAGCCCATTTTTAGCCCATTTTTAGTCATTTTTAGCTTATTTTTACGGTTTTTATACAAAAAATCTACGCCCATTTTTATTTTCAAAAGTGGGCTTTTGGCCAAAAAAAGTGGGCTTTTTACAAAAAGAGGCCGAATATTTATCTCAATATTAAAAAGAAAAGTGGGCTTTTTACAAATTTTTGGCCACAAATTTGGGCGAAAAAAGAAGAGAGTTAGCTTTATTAACTCCCTTCCGTAGTCTCATTTTCCTCGAATTTCTTTAGCCCATTCCTCGATATCTATCCCCCTTTCTTTAAGTTTTCTCGTACAAAGCCATGCTCCATCGGACACATCCATTTCGTATCGATCCAGTAGCTCTCTGAAAAGAGTATCGAATCCGATATAATATTCTTTAAGTTTTTTCTTACTGCATCTAAAAGTCTCCAGCGCTACATATAAAGCTATGGCATCAGTTTCATTTATATGATTTCTCTCGTATTGTGAGAGCTCTTTTTGAATCTCCAAATCCATAGCTTTTCGTTCAGATGCAGTTAATTCGCCACCGTAAATCGTTCCCTTATACTTTTTAACAATCATGAGATTTTTCTCCTTCTGTAAAAAAATATGGATGAGCGAAAGATCGATCCCCACATTCAGGACAAATTGATTCGTAAACATCCTTGTATCGAGTTGCAAAATATTCATCAGAGCTGGCTTCAAACTCACAGCTACAATTTCTGCAAATAAATTTTCTGATTATATTCTTGGGGTTATGCCCATGTTTGATTACTTTTTTCATTCATATACCCCGGTGTCATCATTAATATAATATCCAATATTATCCTGCCCAAGTTGTACAACTGTTTTTCCTTTAACAACCTCTCCGTACAATTCAGTAGACGTTGCTACGATTTGAAGTCTTTTACCCTTAATGTAAAAAAGTCTGTTACATTTAACAATTACAAATCGGGTAATATACTCCACTTTTTCAATTTCAAATCTGCTATACAAATTATTTAGGTCGATGCTATCGTCGCAATAGACAATCACCGGCTTATCGTTAAACATTTCTTTCAAATTATTAATATATCGTTTCATTTTATTCCTCCGCCTGATACAACATAGGTTTTCCGTTTTCATCTACTAATAGAGTGAAAGTTCCGCTATTAGAATAGCCATTTGATACTGCATACATAACTTTTGTTTCTCGATGATAAACGACTAACCAATACGATGCCTCTTCAATTTCAATAAACATCGATGATTCTTTTTTATATTCTTTTTCTACTTCTGCATAATCACATGCTGTTAGCCCAATGAAAAGCATAAATGTAATCGCGAAAATTAGTACGCGTCTTCTCCATTTTTTCAATAAATATTCAATCCTTTCTACAAACATCACAATAAGAAGTATCCCAATCCTCATCCGCCAGGTTAGAAGGTTCGATCATTTTACGAGCACCGTCAGTTCTCCAAATGTAAGTATCGCCATTGAACGACAATTTTTCGTATTGCTCGTTCGGAGCATCCTTAACATCAACTATTTTGAAACCGAAAATACTTTTTCTAATTCCAAAACACGTTCCTGCCAATGTGTAAAATCGATGCTCAGGTTCGTATGGAGTATAAAACACTGCGATTCCAAAACCGTAGTTAATAACATATCTTTTCATTAATATTCAACCTCTACTTTACTGATATACAGTGGAATAAAACCAAAAAGGTAGTATTTTGTATAAATATAGACTGTGAGATATTTTCTCATTTTATATACTTTTTTAACAATCATTTTTATTCTTCCTTTCATGGAAATCAAATTTAGCTAGAGAGATGGTCAATTCATCATTTATTGTAGCATAACCTACTTCGCCATTAAATAACCGTTCCGCATCATTTCCAGAAAGTTGAATATAACTTTCCTTTCTATATAACCATGTTCTAAATTCGTTCATGCATTTTGGACAAAGATCTTTTGCACCCCATGTTTGGGTGATTTCATTATTATTGGAAAGATGGACGAACGCTACTCCATTTCCTTGTTTTGTTTCCTGTGCATCATAGTAACATCCGCATCGATCACACTTTTTTGCAAGACTCATATTGATAACCCTCTCCTTTACCATTTTACTTCTGCTTTCGATCGTTGATTCGCTGTCGCCAGCGCTGGTGTTTACGGAGAAATATCGCGTAGTCCGCATGCAGACCAAGCTCACACGAACACAGCATTACGTCCGTAAACTCCTCCGTCAGGTTATCTAAAATCACGTCTTTCGTACAAGGTGTCGGATTCTCCCCTCGCAAATATCGAGCCATCTTGAGAGCTTGTTTGGCGAGTTCGGTACACTCTTCAGCAAGCTGCTCGTATACAGCCGGTTCTCCGATGTTATCCTTAATAAGAAACGTGTTGTTTTCGTTTGTCATAGTTTTTCTCCTTTCAAAAATATAAAGAAAAGAGCCCAAGATTTATTCTCAGACTCTTCTCTTTTTTCATGGTTTCGTAATTTCAATTAATTTATTTTGCCAGTTCTGAATGACCTCATCGCACTTCAACGAATAGTAGTACCCCAATATACTGTAATACTGAAAGTGCAAAGGGTCTTTATCATAGACGTGCTTTTTTGCTCGCCATACAGCAAAGTCTCTTCGTACCTTATAGTACATGTACTTAATGAGATACTTGATAGTCGTCCAAATGCTCATAGAACATCAGCTCCTTTCATAAAGGAGACAGCAATTTTCGCGAATTATTTTTGAAATGTTTCCCGTTAGCCACGTTCTTCTGGAATCGTCATAGATTTTTTCAGAAAGAGCGGTGTAGAATCTGAAACCTCTTCGTGGCTGATCGAAACATCAGAACCAGTAATCAATTCCGAATAAGGCAGCGTCTTAATCCAGTCGCAGAAGCCAACATATTCTTTATACGGTTTTGCGTATTTAGCTTGCGACGTACTGTCGATGTCCGGCATAACTTCTTTATGCTCGCACCACTCATCGAGCTTATGATTCCGACGACTCTTATAGATGTTAGCCAAAACTTCGTAATTGAGCATCACTGTCCGTCTCTGGTTATAAGAACTCGGGAGAAGCTGGATCATCTGCCACCATATTTGTTTTGCTTTTTCATTAGCAAAGGGTGTTTTCTGTTCTTTCATGCGTAAATAGTAGGTTCGAAAGAAATTAAGATCGTCAACAATTTGTGCGAGGGTCAAAGACGCTCTTCGTTCAAGATGCTCACAGCTGAAATCCTCCAGCGTAAACTCCTTCTCCGCGATCTTATGCATGGTCGAGCAAGAGTTCGCAACTGTTCCGACCTTGTATGTATCGAATTCCTTCCACCAGTAGAGTGGAGCCGTGATATCGCAATACACCACGATCATCCGCATGAACTTCCGGTGATCTGTTCCAGCATTTCGAAGTCGCATCATGAGATCTTGATCGTTTCTTCCAAGCTCATATCGAATATGTGATACAAATGGATCTTTATAAAGAACAGAGCCAATATATCCTTTTTTTTCATCAATGTCTTCTAGGTCATTTATAGTCCATGCACTATCACTCTTCTCCCAAGAGTTCATCGGATTCCGCATACCACGGATCGCATGCTCCCAGCCGAGGACTTCAGTGTGTTCAAATTTAATCATTTTCTCTTGCCTCCAGTTCTTTGATCATTCTATCCAAAGTTGCAATCATCCCGCTTCTATAATTAAAACTTCCGTATTTGATAGAGTATCGAAGATATTTTAGATTCCAAATATCTTTCTCTTTCTTTGTTTTTGGTTCTGGACCATTAATCAATTCCAATTGCTTTTGGCATTGTTTCCTATCAAAATCGATACCGGTCTCGATTCTTTTCATTTGTTGTCTCCTTTTAGAATCTCAATTCCCCATGCAATGCAACCAAACCGAACGTCGTTATCAACGTTTGTTCCGTCATAGATAATTTTTTTACCATTGATGCATGTTAACTCGATTCCGATAGGAACGAGTGGAAGAAGATATAGCGGAATTAGATAGAGGTCACTTTCGTCATCCCATCTTCCAAAACCAAGCGAAAGCGCTTCTTCTTTTGTTAAATTTGAAAAATCGATATATTCCCGAATAGCGTTCAGGAAATCCATAGTAGCTGTTTTGACTTCTTTTCTACAGAATTCATCACTCCAGGACTTATATTGAACTGTTTCAGCTATACAGTTAACATACCAAGTGAGACAATTGATGATCTCCTGTTTCATTTATTTTCTCCTTTCTTAATCCACTCATAATGTACACTCTCAGAGTAATATCCATTAGACTCTCCAACCCATCTGATTGTTACATAACCCTTAATAGTTGCAAATTGATACCAAGTCCAAGTGCAAGTATTATCCCAATCGAATTCGCCTTCATTGGTAACTTCCTCAGCCTTGAGTATCGGTGTACCTATTAGATCATCTATGTTTCCACCAACATCCTCAACAAGAACCTGTTCACAGCAATCTTGCTCATGATACATTCGAAAGACATCACCGTTCTCCATTATAAAGAGAATTTCTTCGCTTTCTTCCGCAGCACCTTCTATCTTGGTGATGGTTCTCCCAAGAAGAGGTTTAAATATAGTAAATTCAACATTGCTCATTTTCGTTTTCTCCTTTCAAAATTGGATATTTACTCTTTAAAAATAAGCATTCTTCTCCGATATCTAGTTTACATCTAGAATACATACCAGATAAGAACATACATTTATATTTGCTGGTCATTGGTATATATTCGGCAAAAATGCACTCTTTTGATTGCTCCGGAAGTTTATCAACGATGACTTTCATTTATTTTCTCCCATTCGCGTTTTATATTGATACTCATTTACTTTCCCTATTCATATGAATTTTCGCAAAACGTACTTTCTCATTAAAGCTAACTTCATGTTCGCATTTATATCCGTGCAATTCACAAAAATAGCACATTGTTCCACCAGCCATCAAAGAATTATTAACCCAACAGCGATTTGATAATGCTCTACAATCATCTTCGAGAGCCTGATTTCGATTTTCAAGCTGTTTAATTTTATCTTCGTATCCTTTCTTAAGCTCTTCGATCTCTTTTTTCAGTTTTTCATTTTCAACGATAGCATCCGACTCCATTGCTTTCTTGAGTTCATACAGATTCATTTGTTTTCTCCTTTCGATATCCAGCATTATAAATAGCCATAGCGAGCTTATTAAAATCAATCTGAATATTATATCCGACTGGAAAACTATGCTTATTATTTTCTGTTTCTACGATGCTATGAATTTCCTCATCACAATAAACAGAATTTGATTTCATGAGAATATTACGAATATTTAAAATCTCTTCGTATTCTGCATACGATATCTGTTTTCCGAAATATAACACGATAATTTCTCCTTTCATGTCTCGTTTCACGCTTCGTAACTATAATACAATTCTCCAGACATATCCACTTTCAAAGCCTTTAAAAATGTCCTCAAATTATCCAAAGTAAAGTCTGGACGATTACATGTATTTGTCCGACCCAAATGTTTATACCAATTAATCATAATTCCACTAGGCATGTGAATAATGTAGAATTCATCTGCATTATAGAACAAATGGAAATTGTCAAAATATACACTTCCTTGACAATCTGCTTCTAGATCAAAAATCTCATCGTCTGTAAAAACCTCGCTAAATACTTTACAGAAATCGTCTCGATCAAAATGATACTGCGGAAGATCCTCGTAAGGATTAATCATGATTTTTCTCCTTTCTTAATTAAATCGTAATCTACGCTTTCTGAGCAACATCCATCAGATAGACTTTTCCATCTAATTACCACATACCCTTTATCAGTTAAGAACTGAAACCAGGTTCTAGTGTAAGTACAGCCATAATCAAGGTCTCCTTCTTCTATGATTACGATCGACTCCCTTATTGGAACCCCTATTATATTGTTTATATCGCCTCCGATATCTTCTATACGTACGTCTTCCCAAAATGTTACTTCATGATACATTCTAAGTATATCACCGTTACTTATCATAAAGAAGACTTCTTCGCTTTCCTCCTCAGCCCCCTCAATTTTGACAATGGTTTTATTAAAAAGAGGTTCAAAAATATTTATATTGACGACACTCATTTTTTCTCCTTTTATAGAATTTTTGTGTTTTTAAAAAGCACTTTTCGAATTGCTAAACTTTTCTCATCATATCCAGAAAAGTTTATATATTTAGAGCATACATTATACCATTCTTCTGCATCTTTTTTCGTTTGAAAAAAGAGTGCGTGATGCAAACTAGAAAAAATAGGAAATCCAGTTGACAGAGGTCCGCTAAAATTATCATAGCAAGCATATTCCCATTCTGGAGTAAGTAATGCTGCTCCGAAAATATCTCTTACTCTTTTTACCGAAATAACATACATATTTATCTTCCTTTTCTTATTTTTTCATATGATTATATTGATTATTACGATTCCAAATTATACACTGATTCGGTAGTTAAGTTTGAGCTAAAAAAGTCTTGGTAATCATAATCGAACTTCTCCATTTCATTAAGAGCTTCAAATAAGAGCATTCCTTTCTTCGTTATCCAAGATCCAAAAACACTAGAACCATGATTTAGGAACCCCATGCTGTTCAATTGATATAGAACGAACAAATAGTAATCGAGATGTTTATCATTGGTATTAACTCCGCTATTATTTATTTCTTTTAATATTGTATGAACTAGTTTATAGCACAATTCTGGGTTTCCGCAACCACAAATATTAAGCTCGTCAATTATCTTAATATTTTTATTAGGGTAGTATTTTGTGACCATTTAAAGCTTACTCCTTCTTAAATAGTTTTGTTTAAGAACTCTGAACGAGAATATGTCATTTTTCATCCCTACAATCACATGTAATATTTGTTCCGTTTATAAACTTAGTTTTTGCCGAGCAATAATATCCAATAAATATGTTTTTATTTTCTTTTTCAGAAAAAACATATTTTAAAGTGTAAAAGCAGCACCCTCTACAATTTTCAGGTTTTTTATACATTTTTAATCCTCTTTCATTAAAATTCTGGTCGAATATGATGTTCAATTTCGATATATTGTGTATTATATGCGCCATTCGATTTATTAGATACTACATAATAATTTTCGACTTCACTATTCAGACAAAGAATCGAACAAATATCTTTTTCTACGATAGAGTCTATACTGTCATTACCCCAATCATGATGACCGGTCATAACGGTCCAATAAGGTCCTTTAATTTCCTTTCCGCAATGATCGCAAAAGAGTTTTTCGCTAACTAAAACTGATTCTTCTTTTGTTACGATTTTTGTTTCATATTTTCTATCTACCATAAATATCAACCTTTCTGGGAAAGTCTTCCGTCATATTCTTTAATAATGGATTCGAAATATGATCTAAAATTAATGTTGTAATCCCTGTATATTCTCCTTTTACAATTTAAACATACATATTCCGCTTCGATTTCAGAAGTGTTGTTTCTATTCGGATCATGGCTCACATGCCACCTATTTAGAAACCATGTATGTTTACAGAATAAACGTTTTACAAGTGACATCACGATGTTTTACCCTCCTTCCATACTTTCCAATTTCTTTTTTGCCTCTTCAAAAAGATGTTTGCAAAAATCCCTATTTTTACATCGGATCACAGTATCTCCTTCCACAAAAATCTCTTTTCCGTTCGCATAATAAATTACAGGCTTTTTCACATCCGCTTCAAAACGGAGACAATTATCACAACAAATATCCTTGTCTAAATCCAATACGATCAAAAGTATCGCCTTCTTTCTTTGTAATATTCGATGTCAGATTGAATTTTTTCTACCATACGCTTACATTCGAGTAAAGATTTTCCTGTATGAGTCTCTCTATAGCATACGATTGCTTTCATAAATTGATTGCTTTTAAGGAAATCGATTACAGTAAGATCGTTTCTAATATCTGTAATATAATCATGCTCGCGCAAAGTTGTAATATAGTCGTCAAATGAGAAGGATGGGTAGGAGATAAGGTAACGTTCGAACACGATTTGGAAACGATCATAATGAAGTCTAAGATCTCCCTCTGTCCACCAAGTATTATTAATTCTGTATCCTGTCATGATTACTCCTCCTCAGTGTCAATATATGTTACCAATGCGCAATCGACAATCGAAATTTCCAACGGAACTCCGTTTTTATTAAATGATTTCGGAAAACACAATGTTTGGTACTGAATATTTTCAACTTTTTTATCTTTTATGAAGTTGTTTAATGCCTCCATGAAAATATTTACATTATCTGCTCTAATAACCTGTGTTTTTGTCAACGCATGATCTCTCCTTTCTCAGCCCTTTAACTCATCAGCGAATTTTTTAATTTCTTTAGTAAAATCATCAATGCTTCCATAATTTTTGATAATATAGTCATAGTTATAATTATCTACGTTTGCATCCGCGTGATTAGACGTTACCTTTTTATTATTTTTTCTATCAACGATGATTGATTTTCCTCCAAAAGTATTGATAGCTCTATCGATTTCCATAGGCTCTCTAATGTCAATTAAAAGAATTTCTTTCTCATCATGATTGATAAAAGAAATAACTTTTTTTGTCAATTCTCTAAATGGATAATCGTTGTACTTAGTTGTAACATCTTTTAAATCTGACAAAAATTTCCTATCAATCTCATTTTTTGAATCCGGATTCCATCCTAATCTAACAGCCTCCTCTTTTACAGAATCGATGATTGAAATATGTTCGCATGGGACAAACTTGTTCAAAATTCTTCCAAAAGTTGTTTTTCCGCTGCTAGGGTATCCGTTAACAATAAAAATGCGTTTTTGTTTCATTTATGAAGCAGCTCCTTTCATATGAATAATTTATACAAATTTATTTTTCTTCCCATTTAACAGGTTTGCTGGAATATAGATTTAACGGTTCATTTAGACATATGAAACACGGGTACTCATTCTCCTCCAATGTTTCATGTTTGCATGATGAACAATATTCCCAAAAATGTACTTCTCTATAATCTTCTTCCATGTTGATCCTCCTTATCTTATTTTTCTATTCTTTTTATGAGCTTTTACTCTGAATTTAATCTCATGCTCAACTAAACCGTTTTCCAAATTTCTTTTTTGATCCACTTCTTTTTTTTGTTTCTCGTATATTTGCTTTTCTTTTAAATACTCTTTACACCGAGCATGACATCCAGGGAATCGTTTTGGGGGAATGCATTTGTAACAGCAGAAAAACATTGTTGTCTCAACCTTTCTTTATAATATGATGGTGTCGGTGACGGGACTCGAACCCGTATGCATAAAGCGTCAGATTTTAAGTCTGATGTGTCTGCCATTCCACCACACCGACAAATAGAAAGAAAAGAGCCTTAGTTTTTAACTAAAGCCCTTTTTCTTTCATAAAATTCGTATGCCCTCTCGTTCAACCCAGTCACGGAATTCAATACTGTTCTCGATAGTCGGGTGTTTAAATGCATTCGTGAACATCGATTTAAGTCCTCTCCTGTTATCTACTGCATATACTTCTACTATGCTGGGATATATTCTCCGCATATTCGAAGCAGCGTGCCGTAGATACCAAATCGAGGCATCCTCATTCGATATCACGAAGTATTTCGCTACTCGCCTATTTTGTTCAGGTCCAACAAATCCGTATAAAATAATTTGGTTGTCCATGAGCTGTCACTCCTTTCATAAAGGAGTTTGTTTTTTACGCGAACTAGAAAGAAATATATTTGCTCTCGTTAAAATTTCTTTTTTCATTCAACGCTCTCGAAATGGCCAAGTCGATTCCAGATCTTGATTTGAGATGATAATAGTACAAATCAGTAAATGGCGTATTCAGCCTGTCGATTCGTCCGGCTGCTTGCTGCATGATTTTGTACGAGTAGTTCTGTGAGTAGAAGACGATCGTGTCGGTCGTGATGCAGTTCCACCCTTCAGCACCAGCTGTATATTGAACCAGGTAGACCCAGGACCCTCCTTTGGGTATAGGTTGGTGATTGTGTCCATTCCATTCTGCAACGTCCACACCGAGTCCATTGAATACCTCCTTTAAAAGCTCCAGTTCATAGTTGAAGTTGTAGAATATAATCATTCTCGGATGTTTTTCAAATAGTTCTAGTAGAGCCACTTGTCTCGAATCATCCTCATTGACGATCCTTCTCCAGACATAGCAAAGACCACTCGCATCACGAATCGGTTCGTTTTTAAACGGGTCCCATCGTAATCTACCAGCATCTTTATACTTGGCGATATCATACTTTACGAAAATATCCTCATGGTGAGCGATCGTTTTTCGTTGAAAGTCCATATCAACTAGAATAGAATTTCGTAATCGAATGAGTTTTCCGGTGTTTAAATATCGATCTACTTTCGGATATTTCGTGAATCTGCTATATACAATGTGTTCCTTCGTGAACTCGGTTTTATTTTTATAGAATCGGTTCGCGACGAAAACTGGAATATAATCAGACCAGGTATCACCAGGAGTGGCGCTGAGTAAGATCCAATTATTTTTTCTAGAAATATCCAAGAATGATTTAACCCATTCTCCTGAACCAACAACTCGTTGTTCGTCAAATATAAAGAACGCATTACAAACACCTCTATATTTCTTTATATTATTCCAGGAATCTACGACAACTTTGTTATTATAAGCATTTGTTTCTGGATGAATTGACAATAGAAAATGCGAAAGTTCGCCAGACCATTCATATGTATCACGTTTTCTAGCGGTAGTGATAATATAAAGATCTTTTGGATTTTTCATTCGTATATATTTTCCGCCTTTAAGACTATGAATATTTCCATCCTGTTTCAAGTAATAATATCCAATGGAGGTGAGGGATTTTCCACTCCCAACACCTCCACAAAGGATACATCCGTTTTTCATCCGATTGATAGCATCAATTTGATAATCAAAAAGCTTAATCATCGTTATTATTTTTTCTGTTATTAGCAGGATTCAGCATAGTGGTTACAGTTTCAGAGCAAATACGAACCGCTTCTTCTCTAGTAAATCCATTTGCCATAAGAGTCGTTCTCAATAGTCCAGCTGTTTCGGCAATCGCCCCGATAGCATTCATGAATTTTTTCAAGTCTTCGCTCATTTTTTGCACCTTATCCTTTCTTTAAAACGGCAATTCGTTGTCTTCTACTTCTTCTGTTTTATCGCTATATTTATCGGCAAATACATCCTCTACAATTACGACATACATATCTTTCAGATATGCTTTTACACCTACTTTTCCGTTAACTTCCCAGTTATACGGTCTAATTACCAAATCGACGTTTTTGATTTCGGCATAATCCAAAGAATCAACAGAGTCTTCATCTAGCCGAATTTTGTTTTTTCCAGTAATCATATAAACTTTTGGAGGAATTCCTTTAAAATTAACAGACACTTGAATATAATGGGTTGCAACGTCATCCTCACTTCTAGGCGCAAGGATTCGGACATTCCAACCGTCTTCTGCGAGTTTTTGAGCCTGCTCCGGATCGTCAATCATGACACAGAAATTTCGATTTCCGGCTCTATTAAATTTCGTTTCTTTTCCTGAAAAATTACGAAATCTAATACGAGCATTTTCGATTACGAGATTATCTGTTACTTTATAAGACATATTCAATTCCCCTTTTTATTATATTTATTACTAATAAGATTCCAACAATTCTTACTAAGAACGCTGGTTGAAAACTCGATGACAGGGATTCCTTCCTGGTCAAAAGATATACTGATATTAAAATCTGAAATTAAATCGAGATCCGGACTAACCATTTGCTCTGCTCTATCGATCAATTCTTGTCCGATCTCTTTTATTTGATTCACCAAATGGGTTCTATAATTTTCTTCCATGGTATCCTCCATTAATTAGATAAAAAGCAATTCAAAAAAGCTTCTTTTACTGCTTCCAGATAATCAATTCCTTCGGAGTCGCGTTTGTTTTCATCATTCTCTTCGATAAACTTTTTAAAAATAGATTTAAATTTATCACCGAGAACTTTTTTACAAATAGCCATGGCCAATCCTTTTTCAGGGTCATAAATATCTTCATCCATGCACTTAACAATTGTCTTTTCTCCGTCGTCCCAAAATACAATAGTCGCGGGTCCGTTAAAAATAACTTTTTTAATTTCGGGGAATGTTTTTCCGGGTTTAATTGTACTGGCGCAATTACAATAATCAAATTTATAAGTTACGGTGTCGTAATAAAACTTAGCATCATTAATATTCATTTTATTGTTCCTCCTTATCGTTTACAAAAATCATCGTTTTCTTCAATCTCTCGAAATGGAATCTCATCAGAAGAATCATCCGAAACAAACCATTCGAAATCTCCGTATTTAGAAATATCTTCTACCGCAGAATCAACGAGAGCGTCATAATAAGTTCGATCAATATCATCTTCCTTTCCGAATTCTCTGACCATTTCAGATTCTAACCAACGATAACCCTTTGCTCCGGTCGCAGAAACATATTTTTTTGCTCCTGTTTTTGGATCAGTAGCTTCTCTACAGAGTATACCTCCTCCGCAACCTGGTTTAATTGGACAGAAATGACCAACTTTACCAACGAAAATATAGTTGTGACCTTTTTCGATTTCAGACGTAAGTTCTTCAATACGAGCACATTCGGCATCCATTGTTTCTTCCATTCTCTTCGGATCATTAATTTTCTTCCAAAGTCGATCATACTCTGATTCTATAATACTAACATCCGGAAGATCCTCGTTCATATCCAAATATAAAGCCGAAGTTACAGTCTTTGTCTCACACATGTCATCGAACTCGATCGGCTCTTTACTAAAGAGTGTCTTGAAAATATACGGAATTTGGAATTGTGTGCCAGTTGCTGTCCATTCGCCTGCGTGTTTTCCGTCCTTATACTTGGCAATATACACTGCATCATTAACTAAACACATTCGATCGTACGTAGCCTCATGCTCAAAGTTATAACCGTACATCTTTCCATAGTCCATGACAAACTGAATAATTTCTTCTGTTGCGTCTGGAATCTTGATAGAGTCGGTTTTAATATGTGCAACCGTAAATCCACGTTTCTGAACCTCGTGTTTGAGATTTACCATAAACAAAGCTCCGCGTTTAGCGACGATATTATCGACATTTCTGGGATCTCGGAATGGGTTTTCGAATCCAGCAGCAGTCAAACCATATACAGAATTGATTGCGATCTTTAGAGCCTGAGCCAAATCAGCTGCAGCGTTTTCGTCTGTCAGGTATTTAGCTAATGCCCCATTCAACATAGTCTTCGCTTTTTCAAAATCTTTATGCTTGATTGCAATACGAGCATCTCGAATTTCCTGGAATCTCTTAGTATATTCAGTTCCAAATAATTGCTCTGCAATAATGCTAGAAGGATGCATAGAGGCAATGTCAAGCAAAGCAATATTTGAGTACATACCAGGTTCAGAATATACATATCCTCCTTCTCCGATCTCTTCTCCTCGATATGTAGATTTTCCATTTTTGTACTCATATCCAGGAAATATAGGACGATTTTGTTCGTCGAAAATAGTATATTCGTCTCCAAATTGATCGTACAAAGTTAGATCATTAGTTACAGTAATTCTCGTAGCTTTTGAAGTAACTTCGCCCATATTTCGATAATTGAACCGATTTTGTGGCTTTTTATTTTTTCCAAATATAATTCTGGTTGTTAAAGAGTTTGTTGTGTCATTCACGGTCATACCGGCCACATCTGCCAGAATTTCTCTAGCTACAAAGTCTGCTTTTCGGGCATTAAATACTGTCTCTGTAGCCAGAACATCGTTGTCGCAATATTCTGCTACCTCAACCCAACGTTCTTCCGGAACCGGTTGATCCCATGGAAGGCCCAATTCTTTGTGGTGAATACCCAATTCAATTTCCCATTTTTTCAAACTCTGTTTTTTAGAGCAGAAATCATAAATATCAGTGTAAGAAATATTATAGGCTTCTCCAAAAAAGCAATTTGGGCTTCCGGATATAATTCTTTGAGAAAGCGTATAAAGTTGTTCGTTGGTATATCCGATCAGCCTAGCATACAAAATATGATTATCATACCTTCTGCAGTTAAATCCGATTAATCGAAATTTAAGAAGAGTCTCGATCTCAGATGGTTTCGGATTGATCATTCGAACAATGGGCTTGTTTTCTCCTTGAATTTTCCAATTCACCAAAAATAAATTTGGAAATACTTCGACATCATAGAATACAATAGGAGATTCAGAAATATCGGCATTTTCTGACTGTTCCTCAGATTTAAAATGCATTTTGTTGACAAGTTTGATACAATATTCTGCTTGGTGAGTACTGTTAGCAGCGAACGATAAGATCGCGTTTCGCATGTCTGTAACATCGTATTTAAGACCACTAGAATATGCGTCTTCTAATATTTTATAAATAAAATCGACGCTTGGTTTTGTAGCCGGATGTATTTCTTTATTGAGGTTTCTTTTCAACATGGTCCTCAATACTTTTTCATTTTTTAGACCGTCCCAATTAATCATCTTAGAATCTCCTTTTAGAGGCAGACCAGAAGTTATAGAAGCAATTGGTAAATTATTGCATTTCGTTAATTTTCTACGAAGAGAACTTTTACCAGTGAAAACTTTAACTTCAATATGGTCGTCATATACTCTACTTAGTTGCTTTGGATCTCCTGTATAAATATAATGAAGATGAATCCCAGATCCACTTTTGCTAACCTCTGCATATGTCGCAGGCCATTTATTGGCTTCTTTTAAATTTTTTTCATAACTTTTTTCACCTCGTTCATTGGGAATATCGAAATCAATAACTATGTGATTCTCTGGAACCTTGACATAATGAAGTCTCGATGTGTTGATTTCTGACAACGTGGTTTGAACATCGTCCCATCGTTTATTAGGGATCTCTTTTTCATTTGCGTACTGCGCTTTGCAGTCTTTACATTCTTTGTCGAAAGCGGACTCAATGCCTCTTTCGAATGAGATCCAATCCGTTGATTGTTTTTCGTTTTCATCATCCTCTTTTTCTTTCAAATTTTCTGATTCAAATTTGTTACTTTTGAAGCCACTGAAATAGCTTCTAACTCTGCTTCCGTCTTCTAATTCAACACGCTCTTTGAACTCTTGGAAATAATTCTTTAACTCTTCTTTGAATATTCTCTGAGAGAACGGGTATGCTACTTTTGCTTCTTCACAATAATTTTTATACATTTCCCACGCAGATTTCATAGTTGTTCCGTTTTCTTTTTTAAATATATAAAATGAATCGAGAACAAAGTTATAAAAATCATTGGATGCTCCAAGCATAGCAGTTGGAATATAATTATCGTAAGCGTTCGGATTTTTTAAGTAAACGTCCTTGCACAAATATGCAATCGACCCTAATTCGAACATTACCTTTGAAGTAACCGATTTATATTCTGAAGGAGATAGTTTATTCCCGGAAGGCGAGACATCAATCAATCTTCTAATTAGACCTGACTTAGCGTCTGTAATTTTTACAGGTTTGTTTGTTCCCATGAAAAGAAAGCATTTGAATCTGTTTGTGTATTGCGATTTAAATTTCTCATTAATGGTCATTAATTCATGAGAAACCAAACTGTTTAATCGAGTGTTATCCTCGATCTTAGACAAATCTCCATCATGCTGAATTGCTACTAGAGGATTAGATTTAAACGCCTCAAGAGCAAAAGCGTTACTAGAAGATCCGAGAGCTTTTGCATCAAATACGGAATAATATCCTTCAAATAATTTCTGAATAATATTCAGAATAGTAGATTTACCAGTTCCAGCGGCTCCGTATAGTACCATGAATTTTTGTATATATTTTGAGTCGCCAGTAACTATAGACCCAATCGCCCACTCAATCTTATGACGTTCTTCCGGAGAATATAAAGTAGATAGCAATTTATCCCAAGATGGAGCAGCACCTTTTTCCAATGGATACGGGAGGGTTTTACTTGCATAATCTTTTTTATCAGGTTTGTCATTCGAAAATACAAGTGTTTCATCTAGCATATGAAAATTGTCTCGCATCTGCTTTTGACAATACTTATGCCAGGCGTCAATCATTCCGGATTCGGCATCCCACATATAAAGAACTTTAACATTTCCATCAAAGTCCTTTATGTGTTTTTCTTTATATTTTTCCAGTTCTTGGTCGATTAATAGAAGAGCATCTTGCTCATCTGTAGACCACAAACCGCGATCTTCTACCCATATGGCATAAAAATCGCCACCTCGAATCATAAGATCAGAGCTACGTTTGATGATGAATTTCGGATAGATTTCCATAAATCCTCTCTTTGAAGAGCGAGTGGAAATCGTCATGAAATCTAACATCTTATTCTCCTCTCTGTTTTTTGATCTCCTTCAACTCATTTTCTAGTTTTTTAATTTTTTTATGTTGAAGTACGCTATAAGATGCAAGCGCTAGTGCAAAAATTATAGCTGTCCGATTAAATTTAGCTTGTTTTTTAAGCGTATAAAAAATATAATCGACCATTTTTATACTCCTTTTAGATGATAGTTTCAAGATAGAGACACATTTGATACCAAATTTCGATAGCTCTCATGTCATACCGACTATGTTCTACAGTAAACAAACCCCCTTCTCCATTTTTTTTATATTCTCGTCTAAGAAACATTGTAACGACTTCCTCAACATATTGAAGATTAAAACGATCATCGGTCATTCCAAATAATCCAAGGCTTTTAACCATATCCCAAAACCATTTACTTGTTCTATTACCTATATCGGAGTCTTCCATAATATGCTCTTCACAACGAATCGAAAGGGCGACCATCATTTCTAAAACACTACACGGCCTGTTATCCAATTCGTTAACAACGATTCTGTAATCGTATCCTTCCTCTTTAGCGAATCGGTAGCGAAGATCAATTCCATCCGCAGATCGATTTCCGTCCATACCAATACTATATTCAAAATCGCGATCATTTAAATAACGAAGAAGTTTACTATATTCTTCTTTTCTAGGACGTCTATGATTTGACGATGTAAATTCAGAAATCCATTCAAAATATGAATCTTGGATATTCATTATTATACACCCCCCAAATACGGCTTTTCGATGAGAACATCCGAATATTTACGATCACTTAAAAGAATTTCATAATATGTGTGGAGACGATCGTTTTGCACATATACCGAATCGTCTTCATATTCTCCAAAATGGTTTAGAGAATCTAGACCGACAGAGCCATCAATATCATGGACCACTTCATCATTTTCGTCCACTAGAACATTGTCGGAATAATACATGAAACTAATTTGATCGTAGTCACTCCTTTCTCCGAATTTTTCAGGATGAATTACATAGGGTTCCATATCTTTAGACTCTTCATCGATTGTCTCTACATACTGAGCATATTCTTCATTAATGACATTCTCATAATTCAATTTATCCGGTTCAGCATCTGCTTTATAAGAGAATGTTTCTTTTACAGACTTAATCTCCTCATCAGCGATCTTTTTATATTTTTTCTCGGCTGTCTTATTAGTGAAAATCCATGCAGAAATTCCTCCGATAATGATTCCGCTAATAAAAATAGTAATCATTTTTTTCATAATAAGTCCTCCTTTTTACATTTTATCCCAAATATTTCCATCAACGTTGAAGTCGAGCAGAATGGCTGGATCAAAACCATGTACAAAATCGGAGTAACTAAGATTGTCAGTATACAAACCGAAATCGACATAATTATCACCGCTTCCGTTTTCAGGATCATATACCCAACCAACAATCTGTCCCGCTTTTGTCTCCGGAAGACCCAACATTTTGTAAACGTCATTCAAAAACAAACGATGACGAGACCGAAGTAAATCGTTTGCGTATCTTTCTTGTGCTTTAATAAACATCAAATTATATTCGTTATTGTTTTCCCAATTTGGATTAGGAATGGTATTTCCTTTTTCGTCTACTGTATATTTTTCGAAGAAACGCGCGTATTCACTAATATCAGAAGGATTTACAACGTATGCTTCTTTTTTTACTTTTTTTGTTTCGCCTGTTTTTTCGTCCTTTACAGTTTCGGTAATCTTTTTAGCTTTCAAATTATATTTTAGCTCTTTGTCTACTTTTTCACCAAAACGTTCTACCACTCTACCGCGATATTCTTTGAAACTCTTATCTACCGTAGCATATGCTGCAGCCAAAGCAACATTTCTCTTTCTAAGAATGTTATTGGATGCCAGAATACTGATAATAGACATCATTCCGATGATTACAGATGGAGCGTACAATTTTGCAAAATTCAATCCGGTCTGCACATAGACAATTGCCAGATCTTTTCTCTTGTCCTCTTCTGTATAAGAGTTTTCAAGCTCATTGTTTTTAGCTTTCTCTTCTACTTCATGAATTACCGAAATTTTTTCTTTCGTGTCTTCAAGAATATTGCCAGCTTTAGTTGTTGCTTTGCACGCCATGACTGCACTGACTACAACACCTACGATTCCAGAAATAACCAAAATTTCAGGGCTATACTTTTGCGCTTTAAATTGCATTTTATTCACAGTTCCTGTAATTTTTTGAATAAGTTCATTTTTCATTTATTTTCTCTCCTTGTAGTAAAATTAATAAATTAATCAAGAGGAAGTGCTCTTGGAAGTTTTAGAATATATCCGCCATCTCTCAAACGATATGGCTCGGCATGACGAATATCTGCCCAACCATATTTATTGGCGGCATAATTAGTGTTAGATACCTCTGCTAAGTCATACAGATCAGCCACGCTAACCTTTCCGAACTGATCGATAACGTCTTGCATAGCTGACAAAACTGCTTCTGCATCTCCTCTGCTATTAAAAACAATATCGTCATAATCAAATCCTGATCTAGAGCCAGCGAGTTTATATTCTCGATTGTCTCGATCGCTATACTGTCTGTATGAGATTTTAGAAGCTGTAGAACGAGTTCCGTTTTTTCGATCGCCATTGTACAAGAGCATGTGCACTCCATCTGATACGATGTCATCAATTGCTTTTTTTATTGCCGGGACCAAGACATCCATTAAAATATAATTTTTTACACTAGAAATGTCCTCTGCGATGAAAATATCGGCTAGTTTCTGGATATCACTTTTCTTTTTTGTTCGGACAGAACCTTTAACCACCTTTACAAGTTTTTTCTCGGAATCTTTTTTTTCTTCTTTTGACTTGTAAGAATTAGAGCTATAATTTTCCATTTTATTCTACCCTTTCCGAAAACGTTGTCAATTTTCCTTTAAGAATAATTTTGCAATTTGGTAGCTTTTTATATTTTTTCTTAAACTGATACGTAAGATTGCTGATTGCTTTTGCTTCAGATGGAGCGATAGTTTTCGATTTCCAACAACGTGCGATGCACGTATCGAATTCATAAACGGGTCCTTCATAAAAATAAGTATGATATTCCATTATTATATCCTCCTTAGATAAAGAAAAAAGAGAAAGTACCTTGTTACAGGTACCTCTCCTTCTTTGAACCCTTTATTCGTCTTCCTCCATGGGCTCTACATCATCACTTTCAAATACCGTTTTGCATTCTGCCTCTACGATTTTCTTATCGTTCTTCCGTTTGTCGATCATTTTCTTCAGCTGTTTTCCGCCGGTAATAATTCCAGCGGCCAACAAACCACCAATGAGCATCGCCATTCCGGTTCCGATACCGTTTTCCGTAGAAACCTCTTCATTTTCAACAGTCATGATTTCGTTTTCGTCCATTTAAAAAACTCCTTTCAATAATAAATATGGATTCTTCCATTAAATAAGTTGTAAATTTCGCGAACTTAATAGTCGTGTTTTGGGGAAATTGTAAAATCCAAAACAAGACAAGGTGTTCCGTCATTAGCGAGTTGAGAACTGAAGTTTAGGTCAATTAACCCCCTATCAGAATTCCAACCAAGATCGTCTCCCATTTTAGTATTATGTAAACCAATTTCATAATAGAAATCGTTCAATGATACATAACCATCTCTAAGCATTTGATGGTTCAACACATTGACTGCTTTTTTGATGCGATCTATGTCGGATTTAAAATATCGTCCAGAAATCATATCATAACATAACGTATTTCCTTTATCAGTGATTATGACTTCATTGTTTTTCATAGGGTTATTTAATACTTTGTCTTTTACTACTAGATCTTTTACCTCTTTTTCTTTCTTTTCTCCGATAGTCTCGATCACCTTATCCGTGTACTCTCTTAAAGCTGTTTCGGATAAAGTATATGCTGTTGCTAGGGCAGCATTACGTTTAATGCTCATATTTCTGGCTCCAATAATACAAGAAATAGACAAGATTCCAGTAATAACTGCTGGAATATACGGTTTCCAAGCAACTTTTACCGTTTCGCGTTTTGTAAGTGGAGTATACTCCATATCATCCAATGGGTTTTCGTCAGATCCTTTTTGATAACCTGCTTGTTCAATTAACGAAAGGGCTTTCGGAGTTGCTTTTACAGCCATAATAGTTGTGGCAACCATCCCTCCAAGTCCGATTCCTGTTAGAATATCAGGACTATATTTGTTGAATACGATCTTGGCGCTTTTCAAAAAACTGTTTAATTTACCCATTTCTTATCTCCTTTTAATAATAAAAAAATGATGTCTTCGGCTGTCTCGATAGCGGTCGTAAATATGAAATTTACGCAATCGTTTGTGCATAGTTCCGAATATAAACGAACTTCTTTTAAAAAATCCACCACGTTATTAATAGGATCTCTATTTTCAAGATCATTTTTTATTCGGTCTAAGATTTCATAAGCAGCCCATCTTGAATAACTTCTTTTTTTAAATTCATCAACCGGCCACATTATATCAGGATCGAATAGGTAATTATTCACGTAGTTTTGAATTTTTAAAATAACATCAGTATCCAATTCTTTACCTCCCTGAAAGTAAAAAGAAAAAGAGTCTTATTCAGACTCTTTCTTTTTGTTTTGTTCAGAGATACGACTTTGAACCTCCTCTTCAATCATTTTTTGAATCTGTTGTTCGGTGGCCCAATTTCCGATTAGTGCAGCTAATCCACCAAGAGCCATTCCGAATAAGCCTATAAGTTTAATGGTATCAAATTTGTTTTTCAAAGTTATAACCTCCTTTCATAAAGGAAAATGTATTTTTTGCGAATAAAAGAAATTTTACAAAGGAACCGAAAAACCAAATGTTGGAGGAAATAACATATTAATTGTATAATATTCCATATCATCACAACCTCTAGTTAACTGATGTTCAAATTCAATCCATGTGTAATTATAGAAGTCATAGCTATTTTCTTGAGACCATCCAATAAAGTCTCCGGTGTCAGTTTTAGATAATCCTAATAGTTCAAAAAAATCATTTAGACTAGCCTCACCCTCCGTAGCGAATTTTTGATTCAATTTATATTCAGCGTCTTGTACTTCTAACATTGTTCTCTGAAAACATTGACCGTAATAAGGCTCATAGAATATAAGATTTTCTCCAGACGAATAGAGTCCTTCTTTTTTTATTTTTTCATCAGCAATAGAAGAATCTACTTTTTTATATGATTCTTCTCCAAGAGTATTTTTAACGTTTTTTCGATATTCTTTGTATGTTTGATCTAATAACGCGTACGCACTTAATATAGATGCTTGCTGCTTTTGATTAAGAAAATTTGCTCCTCCTATACATACTATAGTTGTAATGGCAGATATAAAAGGAGGTATATATAAAGGCCACACTTTTTTTACAATTTCGATTTTTTTCAGTTTAGATTTATCTTCGTTATCAATTAATCTCACAGCTTTTATTGTAGATGTAGCTGTAAAAAATGATGTGATACAGACTCCTATACAACTCACAATACTAAGTATGGTTGGAGATTTTTTTAATATGTTTTTGTGTATATTCATGAAAAAGCCTCCTAAAAATAAAAAAAGAAAGAGTCCAAGTTTCCTTAGACCCAATCTCGTTTTAGATTATTTTTTTAGATTATTTCTTGAACTTAAGCATCAACTTGTCAAGCCGATCCGTGAACATGAGAACGTACCAAGCCAGCGAGCACAGGACACCAAATCCTGCGCAAATCGCCGAAAGTTTGAGGTAGCTTCCCCAAGTCATCGGTTTGCTCATAAAGTTTTTCATAGTTGATTTCCCCTTTCAAATAAATATTCTTTCGTAAAGGAATGTGTTTTTTTCGCGTAAAACTTAAAAAAGAAGATGGAGTGTTTTTCAACTCCAATCCTCTTTTTTTATTTTCCATTCTTTCTTACTCTTCTATGCATGATCCATAATAATAATACACAGCATACAATCACATCACCGAAAACAATGATCATTAATGCTCCACCGGCAACCACCGCCGAAGTAACAACAAACATTAAAACGATGAAAATGATTAATAACAATGTGAATAATATCATTTTACACACTCCTTTCTTAAAAGGAGATGAAAAAAATGCGAACCAAAAAAGAAGAGTCCGAGATTTCTCTCAGACCTTCTTTTTCTAAAAATCATTCTTTTTTTTCGGAAAAGATCGTAGGAACGATGAACATTGCGATGAAGACCAGAAGTACAGTCCAAACCGATACGTACATAGAAAGTGCACCTAAAGCGAACACTGTCGCCAACAATGCCTTCTTCTTTAACGAACCGTTTGTTTTGACTTTCTTAGCCTCAACTTTTTTGTTTTCTTCCATAACAATTTCAGTCCTTTCAAAAATATGATTTACTTTCATAAAGGAATATGTTTTTTTCGCGTAAAAAACGAAAAGGGCTTGTTAGCCCTCTTCTTTTATTATCCTTATTTTTTAGGAAGCATTTTAGACATAAGATTTCTAGTCATGCTAGAAGTAACTGTTCCGGTTTCTTCGAATTTCAAACCTCTGGTATACCAAATGTTATAAGCTACCAAACTTAACGCTGCAAGACTTATTTGAAGACCTACGTTGATCCATCGATCGTAATTTCGAGACTTTTCCTGAGAATCTTTTTCAGATATCTCGGCGTCTACTTTTTTCTCTTCGATTCTCAACTTGTATAATTCAGACAAGTCTTTTACCGCATTTGATTTTGCATCACACTCAGTATCCATGTTTTTAATTTCGTGAATACTTTTTTCAATTGCTTCATCCAATGACTTTCTAATTTTGTCCATTGTGAACACTCCTTTTGTTATATTTGGATAACATCCATAATATAATATGTTATTTTGGCGACAAAAAATCCTCTTTTTCAACTTTAAACACAACATACTTTTTCTTAAAAATATTTTGAATTGGAGAACTTATTTTTAAAAACAAATACGTTCCATCTTCATCCGCTTTAGTTTTTACTAGAGTTCCAGAAATATTTCTTTTAAAAAAGAAATAAGAAAGAACAAATCCAACAAAAAACCCACAAGAATAAATAATAAAAGAATACATTTTAAACTCCTTTCTAAAATCAAATCAATCCTATATTTTTTATTATTTTTTTTAATTCGTTTTTGTCTATTTCTGCGTCTACATCGATATGAATTTTTGCTTTATCGTCGTCTATTGAAACGTTTATATCTTGAATTGATATCCCAATATCTCCCCCTATCTTTTTTGTTATGAATGATCTGATTATTTTGGATATAATACTTTTTGTGAACTGCGAAACGATTTTTAATTCATCCATTAGTCTACTCTCCTTTTTAAAACGAAAAAGAAAGAGAGTTGCATCTTTCGATGTACTCTCTTTCTCTCTTCTTTTGAACACGATTAACAAATCGCTTTGGTATACGATTCAAATTCGTCAAAGGAATCGCTACGAATTGTGAGCCAATATGCTTTGTCTTCGAGGCCATAAATAACCTTCTCTTTCCGAGTAAGGCTTCTTATGCCTCCGAAAGACAGATTAAATTGTTTCAACAGTTTCTTAGCTTTCTTCAACGTCGCTTTGTCTTCTGCCAAATAACGAAATGTATATTTCATATTCGTCACTCCTTTCATAAAAGGACATGCGTTTTTCGCGAAGAACGAAAAGAAAAAGAACCGGATAATTCCGATTCTCTTTCTTTAACATGGTTATTTCTTGTCAAACAGCATGTTTCTAGCATGAATCTGTTCGTTTTCGTCGAGCATATAGACGTTCATAATTCGGACAAAGTCTTTCGTTAATTGTTCGATCTCATCTTTAGCGTCTGGCGCCTTTTTCATAAGATCTTTCAATTCACGAGAAATCTTTCCAACGAACATTTGCTTTCTGACTTTTTCGTTTACAGAATCAAACGTGGTATTACTGTTTTTCATATAAACCACTCCTTTCATAAAGGAACATGCGTTTTTCGCGAAGAATAAAAGAAAAAGGGGTTGTTAGGCCCGATTTCTTTTAATTTTCTGATTGATTCTGTATTTTATCTCATTTGCTTTTGCTGCCACAGCTTGCCTCACTTCTGGAATGGCCAGAGTTGTTGCCGCCAGCGTAATTGCTGGAACGATTATTTGACCGATCCATAAACGTAATTCTCTACTAGCTTCGATTTGCTTATAAGTCATAAATATACCTCCTTCCGAAAAAAAAAGAGAGAACAATGGGCTTCGCTTTTCCGTACTCAGGTCGATCAATTCCCTTTCCTTGTTATCCATAAGTTTAAGCGAATCTCTCCCTTTGCATCTTGTGCAACTTCTTTCCTTGTTCTCTCATAATACTCCTTGTAAAATTCGCGAACTAACTGTTGTTTCCGAGGAAGCAGTTTCGGTTTAAAACGATTTTTATCGTCGTGAATCGACTATATATACGTTTATTGGATAAAAGAAAAAGGGCTTGCTAGGCCCTAATTCGGTTTTAATCAAAGTGATCGATGATATTTCCATCAACATTAAAGTCCAAGTAAAAGTTTGGTTCATCTCCAATTCGCTCGATTGAGAAATCGATGTAATTGTCGGAGAACACGTTTCCGGAATCATAAAACCAGCCAACGACTATACTTTTAGAGTCAATCGGAATGCCGAGCTCCTCGTAAATGTCTCTAAGGAATACATATCCTCTTGCTCTCAATAATCTGTTGTAAAAGTCTTGTAGATTCTTAAGAAACGCCTCGTTATACTTTCCATCGTTTGTCCAGCTAGGAGAAGAATTGTCAAACTTTCTCGCATAAATACTTTTCGTCTTTTTGATCATATAGACCACTCCTTTCGTAAAAGAAGATGAAAATATTGCGGACAAAAAAGGAAAAGGGCTTGCTAGCCCTGATCCATTTTGATCAATCGATTAAATATGTCTACGTTTGTTTCAGGCTTTAAAGTCCACCCACTACGATGTAATCTTTGCATCATGTCCAAATAGCGATTATACGGCAGACGTAACTCTATCATGTATGCAGTAATCTCGTTCTTGTATACTTCATAAGAACATCGATCAAGCTCGATAGATGGGAGTACCTCTGCCATTACGCATAATTGTTCTATGTTGTCCAATAGAATCACCATAGCAACTGATGTGTCAGTAAAGTCTCTAATCTTGTTAAACAGTTTCATATTTAACACTCCTTTCATAAAGGAGCTTGATAATATCGCGAAGTTTAAAAGGAAAAGGCCTTGTAAGGGCCCTTAACCTTCGATAATAATTGTCTACTTCTCTTCATAAAGGAATATGTTTTTTTCGCGTAAAAAACGAAAAGGGCTTGTTAGCCCTCTTCTTTTATTAGTGTTCTAATCTCATGAATATTATCAGAAATCTCTTCAGGAAGATTTTCTACATAGACATCTATGAGTTCCAACAAATCGCAATAACATTTAACCGCACGTGTTGTCCGACGTCTAGAGTCTTTAACCATTTCGATAAGTTCGTCGATTTGTTTGTCTTGTTCATCGATGATCTGTAAGTATTCTTCGTACTTCTTTTTACTGATAATTTTGATCATATAGATCACTCCTTTCATAAAGGAAGATGATTTTTACGCGAAAAAAAGAGAAAGGACTTAAAAAGTCCTCTCGTCTTTCTTGTCGATCTTTTCTTTTATTTTGTCGACTATAATTTTTCCTATTTTAGCTCCTCCTACTATGATCGTAGCGCATCCAATCAACGCAAAAGCAGTTAATACACCCGCTTCAGCGTTTGTCATTTTTATGTCCACGACCATGTTATTTTTTAAGCTGTACGCAGAAATAATTACAAAGTCTCCATTTTTCATATAGATCACTCCTTTCATAAAGCAGGATGTATTTTTAGCGAAGAAAAAAATAAAAAGGGCTGATTAGGCCCTTAATATTTTTTATTGGCAAAGCATAATCTTAGGCATATGTTCACAGTCCTCGAATATTCCAAGCCATACTTCATTTTCCACTTCGATGTTTAAAACAATTCGATCATCAATATAATCTGGATTTCCACGAAGTTGTTCGTGAATATGATTACCGATCATAATTTTTTCAGCATCGTTTGGAGTCCGTATTTTGATTTCGAGTTTTAATTTGTTAGCCATAGATTGACTCCTCCTTTCATAAAGGAAGATGATTTTTACGCGAAAAAAAGAGAAAAGCCCTTGCTAAGGCTTTTCGTCGATCTCCTTATCAATCCTAAGAATTGCAAATTTAAGAGCTGCTATGTGACTTTCGAACATATAAAGACCTTTCTTTAGTTTAAACTTTTTTATTGGATTCCGTGCTTTTAGAATCGCCTCTTTTTGGCGAACATAACATCGTATCTCCATTTCAAGTTCTTGATTTAATATGGCCAATACTTTTTCTTTCACATTACTCATAAATGTCAAACACTCCTTTCATAAAGGAGTATGAAAATATCGCGTAAAAAAGAAGAGAGCCCGTATTATCGAGCTTTTCTTCTTTTTCTTCTCATTGGATAACCGTGCATTTTTAACCAATTATTCGAATGCATTTTAAATTTATTGAGCTTATACCAACTACTAAATGCTTCAATCACAAAAATATGAATTCCGCCTATTCCTAGTTCTAATGGCTCATATTTTCTCAAATGCTTCATCTTTTCTTGGTCTATTTTCATAGATATCCATCTCCTTTCATAAAGGAGCATGAAAATATTGCGGACAAAAGAAAAAGAGCCGGATAATTTCGACCCTTTTTCTGTATTTATTTTTTCATCTTCTCTTCCAAATTACTAATTCGCATTTCGTGGTGATCTAACACCTTCTCTGTACTTTGCTGTCTTTCATTTAGCATATCAATCTCTTTTCCATGAGTTTCGACTCGATGATCTCTGATACTATTAGTTTCCCTCATGTTTTCGAAATTAGAATTCAATTTAACAATACTTGAATTTAATTTTATAATAGGAATTGTAATAGCAGATACAAAAGCAAAAATAGTTCCGAAAGCGGTTATGAGTAATCCGATGGATTCATTTTCGGTCATTTATAAATCACTCTCCAGAAGAAGTGTTTTTCAGTTTCTCAACCCACTGCTTAAATGCCTGATGCGCACCCGTAGAAGACAGACCCATAAATGCTCCAAACACCATAGAGTCAATAGTAAATCCATTTACGAAACCGTTTAGAACCAAACCGAAAACGGCTAAAATAGTCGGAATATACTTATTATCGATAAAGTCAAAGCTTCTCTTGATAATGTATCCGAGCATCAGAGATGCTACAAATACTACTAGAACAAAATGATCGTTAAAAATGGTAACAAAATTCATAAATATGATACTCCTTTTCTTTTATACATTCTCAGAATCTTTAAATTCATCTAATTGCTTTAGTCGTTCGTATGCTTTTTCGACAGTCATATGTTCATCGTATTCCACTTCATAAGTCCTTCCAATTCGATATGGTTCAGATTGGTTTTCTAATTCAGACTGTCTTGACCCATAATTTATATACGACAAGACTGAAATAGATGTTTGCTTATTTACTGTTGTAGTGACATATAGAATTCGATGATAACTAACCGTAATTCCATTTTCCAATGTGATTGGTTTTGACAGTGCCATTTTTAATACACCCTCCGTTCTATGATAAAACTATTTCACCAATCCAATATATACCTATACTATCATTATTCGTGACATTGGTGGTATTTGAAAAGGTTGCTCCAATCATGATAAATCCGGAATCGAAGTCTACTTCATATTTCGAAGGAGTGACCCAAATAGCAGGGCTTCCATCAGAGCCATGCGTGTATTTGCCATTTTGTCTTAATATGAAACCATTTACTGATCTAGCCGTAACTACAGGTTTTCCGATAATGGGTTTCGAAAGGGGAACGGTAAAACCGACATAAGTCGAACTAGTGGTGACAAAGCCAGAACCTCTGAAAGTGATCGGTATAGTATCTCCTTTTCTATAATATGGTCGAAAATATCCATCTGCTTCTGCACTTGCTATCTGAATATCGTTTCCGTAAATGTTCGTATATCCTTGTTTCTTTTCATAGTTCCCATATCCGATTACGGTGTTTCCACTAGCATTTTGAGGAGTGAATACATCTGTTAGTTCCCCGGTCGATGGTTTGATTCCTAAAATAGCAACACTAGTCTCAAACTGTACGTCTTTTCTATTTCTTAAATACATATTGACGTCTAACGTGGCTACTTCTTCTGCTGGTTTTCCAAAAGCGACACCTTTTCCTTCAGCAAGAAAATCAATGATGAATGCTATTTGAGGCAAATTCTTTCTAGAAGAAGATGCTCCATTTTGATCTTCAATCGAGACCAATATATTATATACGTATTCTGTATTTAAAAGTCCTTCTCCTATAATTTCAGATACAGAACCACTGGTTCCGCTAGAAGGAATCATAATCGTTTTAGAATAGGTTTCGTCCGAAGATGCTTTCCACTCTATTTTTACAGAAACAACTGATTCGTCGGTTTCCCAGTTAAAAACGACTAATGCATATGTTCCTTCTTCGCCCAATTCTCCAGAAACGTTGCATCGGTCAACTGACAAATTTTTAATTCTAGGAGGTGTATAAGCTAATTCCCAAATAGCATATAATGTTATAGAGGCGTTTTTTGTATAGCTAGCTCCAGGCGCATAAGAAACAGTCGTAGAAGATGCTGACGTTCCCCATCCCTTAAAATTGTAATTAGTTTTCGTCGGTTTAACAGAAGAAAGGGTTAATGTTTTACCATAAGTTTTGGTTTGGTTTCCAGGAGCTCCAGAACCTCCATTAGCGTTATACTTCACAGTATAAGTATTCGCCTTCCAAACGGCATACAAAGTATCAGCAGCATTAGCTGTATATGTTCCTCCTGCTGTCCATGTGGCAGAAGTGGCAGAAGAACTTGTTGACCAGCCTAAAAAAGAATATCCTGTTCTAGTCGGTTTTGTGCTAGATAATGTTAGATTTTGTCCATACCATTTTGTTTGTGATGAAGGCGCTCCAGAACCTCCATTAGCGTTATATGATATTTTATATGAAGGTTTAGCAGAAACAGTAATATTTCCAGAAGCAGATTTTGTACCAGCATAAGAACCACTCCAAGTCGCATTAAACGTGAAAGAAACACTAAACGATATATTTTGTTTTGATGTCGTTTTTGTTATCGTTTTTGTTCCGCTAGAAATTGTTTTGGTGCTGGTTACTCCGTTTGCATTGTAAGTACCGCTCTTTACAGTCGATCCTCCGATTTTTACCGTATAGTTTCTAGACGATATATATAACGGATAACCATGCGGAACATACTCTAGTTTCCACGACAAAGTAGCACTAGTATTCGTAGAGTCCGTTTGTGTAACAGTTAATCTTATCTGAGGAGAATATGAATCACCCCATTGTGACGTTATGCAAGAAGCCAATTACACAGCACCTCCAATCCATCTGAGACCCATGTTACCATTAGTTCTTCTTTTCCAGATAAACCCGGTCCCTTCTCCAATTTGAAGTTCATCCTTGATAATGGACCTCTCTATGTAGAGAGATCTATTATTCACATATGCAATCTTTGAAGATCCTTCTAAAAAATCAACAGAAGTATTAGTGATACGAACTTTAAAGTCATTATCTTCTTTTCCAAGTTCGATACAAGGATTTCCCTCCTCGTCTGTAGTCATTATAATATAAGCAGTCTTTTCACTAATATCGTTCACCAAATCGTTCAGATTTGTAATGGTGTTTCCGATCTCATCAACACTTCCGGAAAGATTGTTCAATTCATTAGCAGTATTATCGATTGTTTTTTCGATATCACTAATATTAAAAGTCCATCCGTCAGAAGTTTGTGTCATCATAGAACTTCCATTTTCATCAGTTATCAGCATTGATATTGAATTGGAAAGTTGTTCTATTGTCGACTCAGAAACTGTTAAACGAGCTTCGTTGGAATCAGCAGTCGTTTGAGCTGCATCTGCTGCATTTTGAGCGTTTTCAACATCGGTATTTAGATCCTCTACATTCTTTTTATTGGTAGTTCCAAATAATAAACTCGACGCAGATATTTGTAATTTATACGTTCCATCTTCGTCTCTAAAAAATGTCAAATAGTTTTCAGAATCTCCGATCGAAAATTGTCCAGAGTCGTCTAAATATACACCTCTCGTTGTATTGTCGACTGTTTCTTTGACACCTGAGTATATCGAATTTTCAGTTATTTTGAACCCGCCAATAGTTGCTCCAAACGCGACTAGATCATCGACATTTACTTTTTCGGCAGTTATAGATTTTGCAGTTATAATGCTTCCATTTAGACTATTATAATCAGTTTGCTCAGCAGAGACAGTTTCAGCAGAAACATTAAGCTTATAATACAAACCGTCTTCTCCTTGTACGACTAGCTTGTCAGCTTTAACCGTCCCGCCTTCTATTAAATCGCCTTTAATGGTAACGCCAACTAATGTTCCAGTAATAGTTCCATCGCCTACTACTAAATCTCCGATCATTCCGGATTTAGCAAAAAATGTTTCGATAGCTGCTTTTCCGATATTAGCAAAATCAATATTAGCGTATTTTAATTCAGCTTCGTCAACGGAGATTTTTTCTGCATCTAAGTTTTTGATACTGGCATCGATTGCTGTGAATTTATCAGTCGTTAAAACTTTAAAGTCACCATAATCAGCAACTAAATTATGGATTTCTGCGTTAGTAGCTTCTAAATTTTCGATAGTAGCGTACTTTATATCAGCAATATCGACATCTAATTTAGTAACTTTAAGGTTCTCTATTTCGGCATTAACGGCTGTAAGATCTCCTGTGATTGTTACATTTTCCGATTCCAAATTTTCAATTTTAGCATTAACTGCATCCAGATCTCCGGTGATTGTTACATTTTGAGCTACTAGATCATCAATCCTAGCTTTTTCAGCATCGAACTCTTTCGTGCTTACTTTATCAGCTATTAAAATTTCAACTTCTGTTATTTTATTTCCGATTTCCTCTTTAGCATTATCTAAATCGTCTTTAGACGTAGAAGGAGAGGTAGTATTTCCAGTAACAGTAGCAGAATGATCTTTAATCATGACTGTAACTCGATCGCCTGCTTTTAATCCAGTAGTTGTAGTATTTACAGGAGTAAGCTGATCGGAGCCATCGATTCGAACGTATAATTTATCGCCATAATCAACAACTGTTCCGAAAACAGTAGATTCTGTTTTTTTGGGCGTATCAGGTGACGTTATTTTCGCAAATTGATATATCAAATCACTAGATAATTTCAAGTCGAATCACCTCCATAGTTTAACAGTAAATACTGCTTTCTCGCTGACAGGACATCCAGCTTCACATTTTATAGTTTGACTGATAACCTTTGCTTTTATTCCATTAAGACCTGCTCTTTTATAATTCAGTCTCACACAATCCCCTATACGAACAGGACAATAACCATGTGTATAGGAAATTGTATATTCCAACGAAGATAGTTCTCTCAAAAGTTGAGTGGCATATTCAGTAATCATAGATTGAGTCGGTATTCCGCCAATATCTGGATTCGTGGATCGGTGTACTATTTTGCGTCCTCTGTTTACAATCGATATTGGACTATTCTCGTCATTATTTTCCACTTTTGCATAATATTGGTTATGGTCGTCTGAATAAACGACTTCGACAACATTCGGAACCCCATATAAGTCGTGGTCCATATCTAAATCAGGATATAATATGCTACTATTATCGTCGTCATACGTCCAAACCGGCTGTAGAGAAGCAGTGTCTTGCTTTGGAGCAAATAGTATTCGTCCCATCTCATCTAAGGAGAAAGAATATTTAGCATTAGCTATAAGATCTGATAAATAAGTAAGCCATGTATCATCGGTATTAGACACAAAGTCCTTATATAAAGTTGAATCACATATAGTTCCTACAACAGGAGCTCGAGCATGCTCTTTTGTAAGTCTTATAGCGACGTCCATAATATTATCGCCTCCCTCTGAATAATAACCAAGAGGCGGTTGGTTTTCTTTCAACTCAATTAATGGTGTATAAGCATCCATTGAAAAACTTTTAGTTTTACCATCAAAAGTAGATGATGGTGTTTGCACTAAAACGGTTGCCAACGGATGCTTATCTCTAACTCCATTTTGAATTGTAACCAGATATATACGAACATATGCTTCGCCTATAGACTCATTCATATCAATAGTAGCAGATCCAAGCGTTTCAGATTCTGAATCCCTTGAGATAGAACTAGATTTTACATTCTGAATAAGAGAAACGTCTTTCCAAGTTATCGGATCTACTATATAATATTCAAACGTCTGCTGCATCGGTTCATTCCAGTTAACCAATTCAAATACCTCCATCCACTCTAGTAATATCAAATGTGATGGGAATTGTTAAGTCTGAATGTTTTTGACTAAAAGATACTTTAACATTAGCCCAATATCCACTTCCGGAAGGCTCTCGAACGTAAACATCTCCCATCCATACAGACAGTCTTCTTAACGCATAAAGAGTATCTTTATCTGTTTCAGGAATAACCGTATTCCATGTAGCAGTAGAACCTATTTGAGTCCCGTAATAGCTAACTGGGTAAGACCGTCCTATATACTCTACTAGAACGGCATCAACATCATTATTATCAGACACATCTACATTATAAGGAAGCTCTAAAAAAGATCCAGACCACGGAGATTCTACTCTTTCATCTGAATTAGTTGCATCGAAATAACTCCATTCCTCATCCCATTGAAGTATAATAGACGTACAACCGATTGGGTATCCAGGAGGATCATAAAAACTTATCGATCCCGTAGTATTATCAATTGCAACTATTCGATATCGAGCATAGTCTAATGAAGGATGAGGGTCTGTGACAACTGTGTTTTTTTCACTGTCAAGTCCTGTTGCTACCTCAGTAAATGTACCATCGAATTCTCTTCGATACACAGATAGAGTTAATCCGGGAATATAAGCACCTTCTTCATCCCTTGAATAAGGTGTGATATACGCTACATACGTATCCGGATCAATAGCAATTTCGGCATCTACATTGTACTGAACATCACTCCATGATACTGTAATATTAGATGATGCAGCTGCCGTTAATCCAGAATTCATGGATACAGTTACTGTAACCGTATATGAAATTCCATTTTCCAGATTAATATTTCCAGCCGATAATTCTAATAATAACGGATCGTTTGTATCTATATATCGAGAATATACTTCTTCTCCGGAATTAACGATTATAGTGTTTCCGACATAGTCCGAAGTTTCATATCCGTCATCCGCTACAATACTAACATGATAGCCAATCGGGGCTTGAGTACTAGGACCAGCTAATCCTTTAATGTAGAACGGAAAGGAAGTCAAAACTTCAATGATTTCTTCTTGTTTGTCTGTTATCGACAATTCTAATGTTGGTGGAGCATACACATCAATCGTTCTTTGAATTGACCAGTCACCATACTCTTTTGTTATTCCAGCTGTTCGAACTCTCCATTTTATAGTCGTTCCTTCTGTATATGTTGAAGTATCAATCGGATAAGAATATGTTTTTTCTTCTTCCTCTTCGTCTGATTCCTCATTATGAATAGTATAAGTTCGAACATCTCCATTGATATCGATTTCTACTTCAGCATATGTTTGTTTAGACCCGTCTTCAGCATTATGAACCCAGTATAGAGTTAAAGGATCGCCAGTAATAACGGTTGACGAAGATGACCAAGTTGTCGGAGCAACTGGTTTCTTTCCTATTACGACCGATTTTATTTCAGACCAACCAGATTCTCCTTGTTCGTTAACCGCTCTTACTCTAAAAAAGTATTCATCTCCGGTTTCTAAGCCTGTTTGTTCATAGTGATTAAACTCTATTCCGTTTACAACAGTTGTTTCACTTGATCCATCGAAATATTGAAGTTTAGTCGTATACTCAATGTCATATGTTTCTGCACTATTAACAACCGTCCACTCCAAATAAACAGATGTAGATGAACTTCCTCTAATAGTAGTAATAGCAGAAGGGGTCGAAGGAATAGTAGTAGTAGGAGTAGTAAAGTCACTCCAATCACTATATACTCGCTTCGACCCAACTATGTTAGCCGCTCTACATCTTACTCGATAAGAGCCTCCCGCGTTAACTTTACACTTATAGGAAGCCATACAAGCTGTAACTTTTGCCGTTCCCGTGCTAAAAACTTTTACCCCGTTATACACTTGGAATTGGATTTCTTCTGTTTTCGAGTCTGAAACATTGTCGATGGTGGCGGTTAAAGTATACTTATCGATTTCGACGGTTGGCGTTGATGGGACTTCAGGAGGATTTGACGAAACGGAATAATAGGCATATACTGTAGACCCAGACCAATACGATGTTTCTTTACCGTTTACTTCATGCTTTTTGGATACGGGTTTTACTCCTACTCTAATTCTAGTAGCATTTTCTGGTCCACTATAGGTAGCATTGGTAGTAGTAACGTCGGAACTTCCTCCAGAAAACCATACTCCATCGCCAGTATCATATGCCCAAGCTACAGTATAATGATCTAAAGTATTTTTAGTAACAGTACTAGATCCGCCAGATCCTCCCTCCAAATATTTAATATTAATGGCACTAGTTATATTATGTGTACCACTTTTATTTCGTCCTAATACAGCTCTAGAACCAACTAATTCGATAATTTTCCAAGTATCCGAGAACACAAAACTAGCTATCGATACACCATTATACCAGACAGCACCATCTTTGACTTTAACATAATCTCCAACTTTAATTGATCCAGAACTAGTCGTAGTTGTAGTAGAATTAAACTTCCATGTCGCATAATAAGTGCTATCTGTACCACTTTGTAATTTTATGGATAAACTTGTAACTTTAGCCATTTTATGTCCTCCTTTCAACCTTAACTGCTCTTACAAGAGTTCTTACTGCTTCAGAGATATTACTTCCATCATCGTACGTTATACCATTGATATTATAGCTAGCTCTATCAATTTTTCCAAGGTCTTTTCTAAGTTTTTCTACTGCCGAAACAACCTCATCCATATTTCCATTTTGATTGCTAGGAGAATTCCTGCTAATAATCGACGCTTTCCGGAACGACAGATTTGGGTAAACCCCTCCGATAGTTCGATTTATAGCAGAAACGCCGGATTGAACGTTTGACAAGTCCATTATCGGACGGATAGTCGGCTGCATATCTAAATCAGTATCGAAATAATTTACTACTTTTGATATAGCGGAGCTTATTCCAATTCTAGCAGATTCTGCTAATTCTGTACCAGATTTTTTGGAAATGATTTGATAATTATTTAGAGCATTTACAAATCCAATACCAGCATAATCGCCAATCTTATAGAATACTTTTGACGGAGATTCGATATCTAATTCATTTTCTGCAGAAACTGCTGCTGCTCTAGCCATAGCTCTAGCTTTTGCTTCGGCTAAATACGTGTTAGCAGATATACCATTAGAAAATCCGTTTACTACATATTTTCCAGCGTCATAAAAATCCGAATATCGAGAGTGTATATACGATATAGAACGATCAACATTATCTTTAAAAACAGAGATTAATGTTTTTTTAGAATCAGTCATTCCGTTGACAATCGAACTTATAATATTAGATCCGTCTTTTTTAAAATCGATTTCACTATTAGTTATGACGTTTGAAATTCTAGATACGATATTTTTTACAGCATGTGCGATTTCTGAGGTGGAAGTATCCGACAGCATGCCATTCGAGATGTTTAACGAAATAGTCTGACCGATTTCAGCCATAGAAGTTTCGTATTGTCCGAACGTTTCGATGATCCCATCGAAATTAATAGTTGAGAGATCTCTTATAGCAGTTTTAAATTTATCGATTCCACCAGATTTAAATTCAGACAAAGAAGAAATTAAATTTTTCAGCCTATTTACAACATCAATAGATAATCCAATCTTATTGGTATCGATGCTTTCTATAGATTTATAGTAGTTTGAAATGGCAGTCCCAATCGTTTCGAATTGATTTACTTTGTCCAACGCACTAATATCAAGATCTGAAAGCTGTCTGGTAAGCGATACCATCTCCATGGTTTTTGTTGTAGCACTACCAATATCCCCGAAAGTTACATCCTCTAACGATTTTGAATATGCTTCCAAAGATGAACCGAATGCTTCCAATTTCCATCCAAATTCTCTTAAGTCTTCTTTATCTCCGAAAATATCGCCTATCCAACCGCCATCTCTGCCTAAACTGTTCGCTAAATCAGAAAGAGATTTTGCTGCTGAAACCGAGTTGGCTATGGGCTTAAACTCACCATAATCATCTACGATATCACAATAGTCGGTAATCGCATTTCCAAAATTAACTAATTGAAGTCCAAAACCAATTAAATCGGTAGTTTCACCAAATATAGCAGCCGCTAATCCTCCTTCTTTTGGAAGTGATTTAGCTAATTCAGCTAATGCTTCACCTGCTTTTGCAGATTGAAGAATAGAATCGATCTCTATACCGTCGACTATTCGAGAGTAAGTCATAATCGAAGTTCCAAAAGTAGATAATTGAAGTCCAAAAGTATCTAAATCGGTAGTCTCACCAAATATAGCAGCAGCCAAACCTCCTTCTTTAGGAAGTGATTTAGCTAAATCAGATAATGCTTCACCTGCTTTTGCGGAGTCCATAATAGAATCGATCTCTATACCATCAACTATTCTAGAATAGGCCATAATTGAAACGCCAAAAGTTGTCAATTGCAGTCCAAAAGTATCTAAATCGGTAGTCTCACCAAATATAGCAGCAGCCAAACCTCCTTCTTTTGGAAGCGATTTAGCTAAATCAGCTAATGCTGAGCCTGCTTCGGCCGCAGCACGTACCGCGTCCGGTTTTATTCCATCGACTTGTTTTGAAAATTCGCGTATATCTTCTCCGAAAGGAACTAAATCCTCTGAAAACTTTTCTAAAGAACTCGATCCGCCGATGAAAGATGCAATACTATCTAACAAATTGGCCCCGGTTAACGTTAATATCATATCAGCTAATGACTTAATACCGTCAATTGCATCCGTGTCTAAATCTTTAGAACCTTCGATAAAAGGCTTTAATTTATCCATAAAATCGGATAAGTTTTCAGCCATAGCAGGAAGACCGGAAGTTAAACCGACACCAATTCCAGAAACAATCCCTCCAATAAATTGTCCTATCGCGATTCCAACACTTTCAAGCAACTTTCCGCCTTCCGTAACCAACCAATCTATTTTGGGAATTCGAGCTATGAGACCAAATATGATAATGACTAAACTGATAATTCCCAAAATTTTTACAAGTTCTACAGCAGCAGTAGATGCGCCCTTAGCAGATTTACCAACCATACCTAGGATACTAACTACTACAGACATCGTAAGTAAAAGAGTTGATAGTGAAATAGCAGTATCAATTGATGGACTGATATCGTAAGCCTCTAAAAGGCCAAAAATAATAACTATCGCTACTAGAGCCGCTGAAATAATACCCATAGTTTTTAAAGCTGATGCAGAAGTTGATTTAGCACCATTTAACAACTTTAAAGAAGCAGTTATAGTCAAAAGTAAAATAGAAATAGACGCGGCTACTTCTATTGAAGCTTCAACATTACCCATGGATAATAAATGCAATATTCCAGCTAAGCCTAATACTATAAGGGTCATCACACCTAAAGACACATAAGCTGATTTAGAAATACCGTTTACTTTATCCAATAACTTACAAGACGCTGACAAAGATAATAATAAAATTGATAATGCAGCTGCCGTTCCTAATGTTGATTCAACTGGTAATCCAGATAGCACATACAAACAAGTTGCTAATAAAACAACCACTGCACTTAAAACAGCTATAGTTGAAAAAGAAGTATTTATATTCGACGATGCTTTTGCCATCACGGAAAACATACCCATTACCAGGCCAAGAGCGAGGGTTGCTCCAATTAATTTTTCAGTGTCGATAAATGACAAAACTAATATAGCAGCGGCCATAACGCCAATAGCGACGGCTATTCCCATCATTGTCCCTTTAACATCTTTTGCATCTTTCGTAGACGAAACCATCATTTTGACGAATAGCGATAACACTCCTACTGCCAAAAGACCTTTTACTAAATTTGAAATATTTACTAAACCAAGTAAAACAGAAACGGCTGCTAATATAGCGATTGAAGCAGACATAGCTAAAAGTGTAGTTCCTAATTTTGATAAGTCTTTTTTACTTGCCAACTTTGTTGAAAGTATAAGTGCTGAAATAACCAATCCAAAAGCGCTAATAAAAACAATCGATTTTAAAATATCAGTAATAGACATTGACGCTATAATTTTAGCAGTTATAGCTAATATAGCAATTGAACCTGCGATCGAAATGATCGTTTTGCCCAAAGTGCTTAGATCTTTTTTACTTACTAACTTCGTAGAGAATATGAGGGCAGCTATAACTCCGCTAAAAGCCGTTATGCATATTCCCGCTTTAACTATCTCATCTTCGGAAAGAGAACCGAAAATTTTAGAAGCCGCTGCTAACAGAATAAAAGTTACGCCTACACTTTTTACAAAATCAGAAACTGTATCTAGACTCTTTTTAGAAGCAGTTCTTGTAAGCGCCATTAACGCCGCTATAATTACTCCGAAAGCAACCACGCATACTCCAGCTTTTACTATTTCATCTTCCGAAAGAGAACCGAATATTTTAGAAGCAACTGCTAACAGAATAAAAGTTACACCAACGCTTTTTACAAAATCAGAAACACTGTGAAGTCTGTTTTTAGAAGCAACTCTTGTCATCGCCATTAACGCCGCTATAATTACTCCGAAAGCAACCACGCATACTCCAGCTTTTACTATTTCGTCTTCAGACATGCCACCAAGAATTTTTACGGTAGCAGCCATTAATAGAAAAGCAGTTCCGATAGACATAATTACGGCACTAATTTTTGCGGATTCCAAAGCGCTCCCTTTAGCTGAAAATATATTTAAAGCAATAGCCAATACACCTAGAATAGCAGCCAATGCAAATATGACTCCGACTGCGCCCCAAACAGCATTAATATCTAATTTGGTTATAATGACGATACTCGCTACCAATATAGCTAAAGATACTGCTAATGTTTTAATAGCATCAGCTTTAATTTTAAAACTTTCAGCTTTAATCTTTCCTTCAAAAGCGTTTAGCACATCGGCAAAAGAATTTATAACTTTTCCTACATTTTTAAACGGTGCTGAAAAAGCTTCCGCCGCAGATGCAAACGTCTCTAAAGCACTACTTATCTTATAAAAAATGACAAACGAACCGGCACCTGCCGCGACAGTAAGAATTGTTCCCCAATCAAGTTCTTTTAAAGTATTTACGATTCCTGTTCCAATATTTTTTAAAAAATCCCAAAGACCGGACAAGGTATTCTTTAATCCATCGATCAAACCTAAAATAATATTTTTTCCTATTTCAAAAAACTCAGTTGACGGAGAATGAATTCCAAGTAAAGCTTTTATTGCCTCTAAAATCTTGGAGCCGATCTCTCTCATTTTTTCATAAACTTTTTCGGTATTTTCTTTTAAACCATTTATAAGACCACTTATAATATCAGGCCCTATAGTCGAAGCAACAGATGGAATTTTTGAAAAAATATTTCTAACATTTTCACCGAAAACAGTTAAAGAGGAGAGTACATCTTCCCAAGTTAAGTTCGCAAATACATCCTTTATGTCTTTTACAAACTTTTTAATAGCCTCCGAAGGGTCCATTTTAAACAAATCAGAAAAATAATTTCTAAGTTTTTCAAAAACGTCTGCTACGGCTTTTATTCCATTTTGAACAGATGGAAATTCTGATAATTTAGAAATTATTTTTGAACCCCATCCATATAGACTCTGCATAGCCCAACTAATTCCGTCCATTGCTTTAAATATTAAATCTCCGGACGTAATCCAATCAGAAAATGCATACAAAAGATCACCAATAAAAGCGGTGGCATCAAGAATCCCGATATTAAAATTTTCAAGGATACCTGTAACTACATTAAACGCTAAACCTACGCCGCCTCCGAGTAAAGATGTAAATATCTTTACGATTCCAAATATTCCTTTAAAAGTTCTAGTCAACTTACTAAGAGTTTCTTCATCCATAAGAACCGCTTCACTAAATCTATGAAGTGCTTCTATCATGTTGTAAATTTGACTAGAATCAACAGAGAATACCTCACTAAACGCTTTTTTTACAGCCCGTATCGGTTCGATTATAGCCTTAATAGTATTTTTGATAGTCTCTAGGAATAAAACGCGACCGCTTGGTTTATTCAAATTTTCAATCAGATCGTTTATTGTTGTTCCAGATTTTTCAGCTTCTTCTGAAAGTTTTTTAATGGCCGCACATTGCTCATTTGTATAACCTATTGCCTTCAATTGAGTTTCATTCAGATCGTCGAGTGTCAAACGATGACCATCAACAGTTTTATTAACCAACGTCTGAACTTCGGCATAGTTATAACCAGCTTCTGTTAACAGTTTTTCTCGTACTGGTTGAGTCTTATACTTTCCCATCCAAACATCATCGACTACTTTTTGGAAATACTCCAATTTATCAGTCATGGATTTAGTCGATTTGTTCGCTTCTGTAGATATTCCAGCGAATGATTTTAACGTGTCGGTTACTAACTTTCCAGAATTAGATATATTGGACATTGCTCCATCCAAAGAACCGTACTTTTCAATCATTTCGTCAAGATCGACATTATTCTTTTTTGCTACGGCTTCTAATTTTTCTTGGAAAGTGTCAAGTGGTAAACCAGCTTTTTCGATCTCTTTAGAAAGTTTACGCCAATTAGAGTCCATTGCTCCAGAAAGTAAATTGTTTCTAGAGTCAGCAGATGATCCTATCATTTCACTAAAGTAATCAGAAAGACCAGTAAAAAAGTTTTTAGCTTCTTCGAAATCACCGAGCAAAATCTGCCATGTTTTAGCCCATCCAGATCCAGCTGCCTCTTTCATAGTATCCAGCAGCTGAGTAAATGTTTTTACTTTTGTGGCAGCGTCAGTTGCTGTTTCTGCCATTTTGATGATATCTTGTGCCTGACTCTTAGTATAACCCTGCTGAATTAATTCCGCTTCACTATACGCTCCGGAAATCTGAGCTAATGTTTCGGTTAGAACTTCAGCTGTCAACCATTCCCCTTTAGTAAGTGACTCTCTAAATGTTCCGTACTTTTCTATCATTTGATCGACGTTTATACCCATTTGTTTAGCGGTTCGTTTCAGTGCATTCCGAAATTGTTCTCCGCCCATTCCAGCACTAACGACTGAATTCCAGTCTTCTAGACTTACTTTTCCAGCAGCCAAAGCTTGTGAAAGTTGATACATGGCAGTATTAACTTGCAATGAGGAAGAACCAGACATAGCACCAAGGTTAGCTATACCTTTGATAGCGGCTACCGATTTATCCAGATCAACACCTGCTGCAGTGAAGGTTCCGATATTTCTGGTCATCTCTGCAAAATTATAAATCGTTTTATCCGCATATTCATTTAACTCGTCTAAAGCAACAGTAACGTCGTTTATAGTAGTTCCTTTACTAGCTGTATTAGCGAGAATAGTTTGAACTGAATTCATTTGCAATTCATATTCTCTAAAACCGTCGGTTATTGGATTCAGAGTAAAAGAAGAGACAAGATTTTGTCCGACGTTCATGGCTGCGGTCGTAATATTCGACAACGCAGTCATACCAATCACTTGCAACGATGAGAATTTTGCTTGAACAGTTTCAATTCCATTACTCATTCCTGAGAAATCAACTTTTTTAGAAACAGTATTGATTTCTTCTAGACCTTTGGAGGCGCCTTTGAAATTTAAAGATTTTTTTAGTTTATCAAGAGTCGACATGGAGGTTTTCACGTTCGACTCAAAATCACGGTTGTCGAACCGCATTTCAACGACTTTTTGGTCGATCGTTTTGCTCATGTTTTTGTAACCTCCCTCCAAGCATTATCTGCAATTTTATCAAAAATGGGTTGGATGGCTGGATTAATATAATCTCTTCCTTCCACCCAACCACCTGTTCCAGTTCCATGACCAAGTTGTAGAATTATGGCTATTGGAACTCCATTTTGAATATTCGAATTATTATATCGTATAGATACCGAATTTTTGTTATGAACGATTTCGTAATACCAAGAACTAGCAGTTATTCCAGAGTCAACCGGCGTTGCAGACGCAAGGGCGGCTACTCCTTCTCGACCGTATTTATCCAGGTTTCCTAAATGTATAGAATTTTCGGCTCTTTCGAGAAAACTTGTTAGTTTGGAGAAGTCGCCCTTTTGTCTGAAACGTATCATTTAGTCACTCCTTACTTCAGAAGCTTATTTACTTTCTTCTGAACTGCATCATAATCGTAACCGGCTTTAGTAAGAGCATCCTTACGAGCGGTTCCGACTCCCCATTTACCAGCGATTACTTCGTTAGCTACTTCGGTTACGGTTTTCTTAGGGAGAGACTGGGTTTCTTCTTTTCCGGGGATATAATCAGAGTATGATACAAACGCTACGTTAAGATCTACATCCCCATCAATCCCAGAAACTCGTCCAGTACTCGTATACTGCTGAATGGTGCAAGTGTAATCGGGTCCTCCAGTATAATCCGCTAGCCACAAATCATATTCTTTTAATTCCTCGAAATTCAGTTTATTTTTGATGTAGTCTTGATTTGTATAAACGCCAGTTCTCCATCCAAACTTTTTAATCTCTTCGCAAAAAGCTTTGATACAATTGGTTCTGAATGTTTTGTCAACTTTAACCCCATTATTCTGAACATACTCATCGGAATCGTATTCGTAATCAGCAAATACTGGATAAGAAATTTTACCAGCATATTCATCAATTACCTTAATACAGGAACGAGCTTCCTGTCTAGCCTCATCTTCAGATCTAGAATACATAAACCAATAGACACCAATGTCAATTCCGACGGAAATAGCTCCTGTAATATGGCTACGGAACATATTATCTTCCTGTTTATCAGTATTTCCGAAACCGGCTCTAATAATCGCAAACTGAATACCGTCGGATTTAAGAGCTTTCCAATCTACATTTTTCTGATAAGTAGAAATATCGATGCCCTTAACAACAGACATATAATCAATCCTTTCTGTTCAAATAATATTTATCCTTTGCTATTCAATTTTCTTCTTCTAGAAGCATTCAAAGCGGCATTCCGTCTCATTATTTCCTTGGCATTATATTTCTTAGGAGGTTGATTTTTAATACTGCAAACCTCTATCAATGTTAATAACCGATTAAGATGCCACTTTTGAAATTCGACTGGAATATTGAAAGTGATCATCCAATAATAAATTAATTCGGAAGTTAATGCTTCTCTACTTTTACCTTTTTGATCAATTCGATCCGGAAAATACGTGGCAGTCATAGGAGACTCTATATATTTATTTATCATTTCAAAATTTTCATCGGTTAAACATAAATAAACATTCTGATCGACATTATTTGTTATAGTCATACATTTGATATAATCGATCGCTTCTTCGTATGTTTTTTCTTTATTTGAAAGAAATACTTTACACCATTTCGATTCCCATTTTGAAATTGAAAGTAAAGAATGTTCTAGAAGAAGAGTTTGTTTTTTTATAAAAATTATTTCTTGCTTTCCTTCATCCCATAATTCAGTAGGTTCTATCGTTATCCGAAGCATTTTCAAACATCTTAATTCTTAAGTGCAGTGAGTTCGGGACGATTAGGAAGCTGTTTTGTAAGGTCTTTCGGCATGATACCATTAACGAAAGCGGAAGCAGATTCTGTGTTTGTGGCCAATTCCATAAAAAGCTGAGAATATGCTTCTGTTTGAGAAAACGCGATTGATTTTTCTTCAGATTTAATGAAATGTTTTCCATCAGGACTCTTCTCGCCATATGCTTTCAGAACAAGTTCTTTAAAAACTCGAATAATAGAGGGCGCGTCTTTAGCGTCAACAATTCTCTGAATCATTTCAGCAAGTCCTCCGACGGTTCCCATTTCCATTTCCATAATCTCTGCTTTATTTAGATTGAAATAAAAATCCTCAGTTCTAGAAACTCCATTATAATCTTCGTAAGTGATGGTTTTTTTCAGCATAAAATATTATTTCTCCTTCCTAAAAATAAATAAAAAAAATGAGGAACCGAAAGAAATCAGTTCCTCATAAAAAGATATTATTCACTAGGCGTCATAAGAGTTTTTACCTCATCAGGAAGCGGAAGTCTAGCGTTTCCATCCGGCTCTGTGGAACCATACAGCGCTGCTTCCAATGCTGCAAGGCATTCAGGATCGGCTTTTGTGCTGTCGATGGTAATAGATGCAGTAGGTTTAAAGCCACTCACGCTAACCGGAGTAGTAGTAAGTTCCCAAGAAAAAGTAATTGCTTCCGGGCTATCGTTAATACTAGCATACGATTTTTCAGACGGAGAAGCCATTGCGCCATAAATAAGATGGAGCTTATATCCATGATCGTTGCCGTCCACATCGTTACCCAGAACAGTTCTGTAAGAAAGTCCGAAAAGTTTTCGAGACTGTTGACCAATAGAAACACCTGTGGCAAGACTTGCAGATCCGTCACATTCTGCAAATTCGTCGGGATAGGTATACGCTTCGATAGTTGCTCCGAATTCCTCAGCAGAATACAAGTTCAAATACTTGATGTTATCAGCATATAGAGCAGTTGCTTCCGCACCAGAAGGACTTTCTGTAACATTAGTAAGACCATTCCAGGCAACACCTTTTGTATATTGACCGCCCTCCTGAATAGGATAAAGAACCCCTCTATCAACGCCAGTTTCATAAAGACGATTACCAGTATCGTCCCAAACCAATTTAGCCATTTATTAAATTCCTCCTTTTAAAAATATAAAGTGAACACGTCATGATGCAAATTATCCGCTACATAATGTCTTTCATAAGCACACATGGGTAGAGATGATATTTTTTTCACATATTCGCTATCCGGATTTTTATCGATAACGGTTACCAAATAACTGGTTGTCTGTGAATATACCACATTATCGGCATGTTCGTTATATATTCCATCTCTAGAATAAACAATTGCGGGGTATTTCATTAATACAGACGTCGGAGGTTGATAATATACATTTTTATTTCCCAGAATATTTTCTAGTTTTTCTTGTAGGTCAAGTCTACTACCCATTATATATCCCTCCTAAAGTCAATATTAATCTAGGATATTGAACCTCTACAGTAGAAACCTTCCAATTGCTACCCATAAATCGAATATACCGAATCGCATGAAAATTTTGAATGGTATAAGGATCGGCGACGATGCTAATCTCATTCGAAATATTAATATTATCGTTTACACTGGTAGAATTTTGAAGACGTCTAGTATTTCGAATAAGGTCTCCGAAGCATGTTCTCTCATTAATTACTTCTTCGTAAACACCAGGAACGGTTTCGTTGAGCGTTGAAAATCCGATTTTTCCATAGAATTTAGACATACGTTCGCCATCCTCCTACCATTTTGATTTACATAAATATTACGCAGACGGTGATACAGTAGCTGACTGTTCACTACCGTAGTTCACAGTTAGAGTCCCAGCCGAATCAGAGAACGATGTCGGACGATAATATTTTTCGGTGTCATAAATCAACACTTCCTGTTTCATACAAAAATCCAAAGCGATATCGTGATCGACTTCCTGAGTATGATCTTCGTCTACATACAATTTACTAGTATTGGCATACAAGATTACAGATCGAATTTCTCGTTCGCCAGCGTCATCAAAAACAATATTATACATATAGTTTCCTCCTCTTTTTTATTCGGTCACGTCCTCTTCCAGAGCGATAGCAGACATCACACGAGTCAATGCTCCAGATACACGTGTTTCAAGCAAATATTTTTCCTGGTTGAAATCAATATCGAACTGATTAAATCTAGTAATTTCGCCTCCCTTAGTGGAACCAAGAGAGTAATCATTAAGATTCACAAACAAACCAAGAAGTTTCTTCTTCCTAGAGTCATCAGTTGTACGAACTTTTCCTTCAAACTGTTCGGCAGTATGAATGGCCGAAACATTCAGCGCAGCAGTCAAATCAGTTACAGAACTATAAATACGACGACCATTCAGATCACGAGCCAGAAGCATGACGTTCAGCAAATGAGGAGTGCAATAGAACGCCAAAGAACCGGAGCCCTTATATTTTTCACGAGAATACAAAGCGGCCTGAATAATTGCTTCCGCATAAATATAGTTTTCTCCAAAATTAGCCCCTGTGTTAGTTCCCTGAATAGACGAAGTCATGCCTTCAATATCGACATCATAGTGAATCGTATACAGCTCATCGTCTGTCCAAATCGGACGAATATGATTATCCTGAATCTTGAGTTCGTCGCCTTCATCTCGACCATCACCGATCATGATAGCCATTGCGAGTTCTTCGTTCAAATTCTGACGCATAATGCTATACTGATAACTTACGACATCGAAATCTGTGATATCAATAATATCGTCTCTATGGAGAGCATCTCTGACAAATACTGTTTGCGGATCGGTCGTTCTCTTCAGAAGTTTAATATTTCCAGGATACCTCTTATATTTTCCTTTCTGATAACCGTACGCTCTAAGTTCGTCACCTCTAACATCTGCCTGACGAGTACGAATACGGCTAATGGGCGACTTATGGACGCCATTAATAACTGCATTAACCCATGTCTGATCTCTGGTGATCATTTCAGGTGCACCAGGCCGTACATCTTTGTACTCAGGGAACAAACTTTCGATATCGTCGATTCCATGAGACAGACTGTTGTTTTCTTCTGCATAGATCTGAATAGCATTCTGCAGACTTCCACAAGACTTATTCTTTGCAAGAGCAATAATGCTTTCCTGATCAGAATGACTCAGAACTTCGTCATGAGTATTTTGAGTGTCGTTTTCGAATACGTTATGTTTCACGTTATCGTCCTCCTCGTCTTCATCTTTATAATTTTCTTCAGAAAGAGCCTGCTCAACAAAGGAATATACCAGATTCTTTTGCTCCTCGGTAAAATTGTTAAACATATCTCTAACTGTTTCTTTTTTATCGGAGTTATCTTCTTCTCCATCTTTGTCTTCATCGCTATCATTTTTATCATCGGAGGAGTGCTCAAATGACTTACCATCTTCTTTATAAAAAGCAATATTTTCTCCAGTGTAAATGATAGCCTCCTCATCTGAGGTTTCGCCATGTTTAATCACAGAGTCAATAAAGGCTCCAGGATTGGCCCCAGCTAATACAAGACTGACTTCTCTAATAGCCCCATGAACAACATTTGATCCTTGCTGTTTCAACTGATTAGCGTAAATAGACAATGCTGACACATCACCATGTTCTACTAAATTTTTAGCCTGAACACCAGAATCAGTGTCGTTAAACGTACAATAGGCGTATACTCCTTCTTCTCGATTTTCAAGAAGAGCGTGTCCAAGAACGTTAAAAGGTTCGTTATGACAGTGGTTCCAAACTAGCGGAACTTTTTTACCATCATTATCCTTAAATGCGTCTCTCATAATCACTCTTCCATCAGAGCATTTTAGATTATTACGAGTGGCCCATCCACTAAAATCGTAAATATCCATTTTGATTTTTTACCCCCTTCTTACTAATATAATTATTCGTCGGCCATATTTTCAGAATCGACCGATTGTTCTTTTACCGATGGTTCGCTAAGATTCTTATTTCTAAGTTCATCGGCATTTGGATCATCCGACGGCTTCATGCCAACGATCTGCCTTATTTCATTTGAGGTCATGATTTCGTTTCTAGTAAACTTATCTGCTATTTCAGCCAGATCTGTAACAGGTACCAATTTAAAAGGATCTCTGAAAAACATTATTGATTGCTTTTGCGATCTAGCAGTTTTAGTTAAAAAAGTACGTTTTAAAGAATCTACTATGGCAGAAACGATTGGTTCGATTGTTCGATTGTTATAGTTAAGCATCGTTTTATCGTCAGCGGTTCCATCTAAGATACTTGTCGTTATACCTATTTGGCTATAAGCCATATTAGTAAGATATTCAATTTGCTTAAGTAAGTTATTTTCGACAGGTCTATTAAGTTGAGTAATTCTTTCAGTTCCATCGGTATAAGCAATTCCATATTTAGAACCAGATAATTGATCTTCGACGTCTTTTCTTCGTTTTTCAGCTTGCTGGCGACGAGCTTCTGTTTTAATAATATATGGTAATTGAATAATCAAATCTAATTTTCCAGAACTAGTTTGTTCGTCAACTGCATCTAGAAGATTTAATTTTCTAATCAATCTCTGCACGGTAGAATTTGGCTCGTTCATGACTGAATATAAAGGATTTTCAACGATAGCTACTTTATCTTTGGACATAATAATGTCTTGTTTTTGTCCGGTTCGATCATTATAAGCTCGAATTTTAACATGTCTCGGATACCATTCGACGATCCTTCCTGTTCGCATAGAATTTATTGTGTATGAACTTCCGATATCGGGATCACTATCGGTATCGACCGGTATAATCGCCACACATCCTTCATCAAACATAGATATTACGACATCTTGTATAAAGGCTCTTCCGGTCTGATCGATGTTGGCACTTAACGTCAAACATTTATTCAAACCCGAGTCTATAACTTCTAAAAATCTTCCGTTATCGTCGAGTCGAACATGTTGAATCGTGATCGCTGAAACATCTAGAGCTATCTTGTTATAAACAGACGTAACAATAGATCGTTCATTTCCTCTAGAAAATCTAGGTCTACCTGGTTGATAAGAATATGAAGGTCCTATTTCATAATATTTAGATGTTGAATCTCCGTTTAAAAAAACATTCCAAGCTCTTTTAAATCTAGACGTAAATGTTTCATCCATTTTGAAAACTCACCTCCTTATTCAAAAGCATCCTTATTCAATTTATAAGCAACAAAAGCATCCATCATAGCAGCCACAGCATCAATTTTAGCTTCGTATCGTTTCTTTAAAAGTTTTCGATTACCGTTAGTGTCTTCAGAAACTATACAATTACCCATGGCAAAAGACATCAGTTCTTCATCAAACAAAAGCATTCTTTCTTCAGAAAGTTTTTTTAATTCACCTAAAGGAACCGACTCTGTTTTTATTCCTTGTATGACCTTCTCGATTCCGTATGGCCCATTTTCGCTTTCCCATCTTTCTACAAAAGCTTTTGCATTATACGGGTCATATCCAAAACATCGAACGTCGTATCCTCTTTCGGAAATGTGTCTATCTAGATCATCATACACATCTGTCATATCTAGAACAGTTCCTTCCAGAACAATAAGACTTCCCTCTTTCATAAACTGATCGTATTTTGTTCTCATAGCAGCTGGAAGTTTCATTAAAGTTAGACTAGAAATATAATTTCTTGTTTTTATACCGAAACATCCATTAGATAATGGGAACATAAATGTAAATGAACAAAAGTCGTCTCCTTGTGAAAGGTCTCCTCCCATAGAGCAAGGCATCTCCCAATAGTCTCGTTTTCTATGAGTAAGAGTTTCTTCGTATGTGAAATAGTAAGTGTATCCTTCCATAGGAATTCCAAATCTTTTTGCCAACGTATCGTTTCTAACAGCCGGATTATTTTCTGCTCTTTCTACCTCTAATTGATAAGTCTCATAACTAACCGTCTGTCCGAGATTCGGATTGGCTTTTAACCATTTACTCGGATCTCCAACTTCTTCTATAGAATCTAATTTATACCAAAAAATAGAAGTGTGAAGATCTTGATAATCGCCTTTCAGAATATTCATTAATTCCATTTTGATTGTGTCTCCGGCACCGTTTCTAACAGTTCCTTCAGAACTAATAGCGATAATCAAATAATCTTCATTTTTAGAGGCACCTTGTGCAGCTGCGCCGACAACATCTTCTCGAACATCTCCAGAGAGCCATTCATCGATTGTTACTATTTTATCTCGTCGACCTTGAAATTTATCTATTGACATTGGTACTATTTCAAGGAGAGAATTCGTTAAAAAGTTTTGTATTCCTTTTTTTGTACTTGCTAATTTCATTCTCTCTGCTTTAGATCCTGTTGTGTTTTGTAACGATCCGTCAGTTAAAAATTTAAAAAGCGGTCCTCTAGATCTAGCTATAGACGTTCTAATAGGAGACAGGACTTCATCCGCCTGACGAACGGTAGGAGCAGTAGTTGACTGTTGAGTAGTTGAGGTATTCACATTTAAAAAATAACTATGAATACAAGACGCGTACATAGTTTTCGCTGCGCCACGACCGACAATCAGATATTGCCTTTTTATAAGACGTTTTTTAATTCTTTTGTTAACATATCGACCTCCATGACCGTCAGGAGATGGTACATAAACACTTCTTTCTTCGAAATAATACCAACCAAATATCTGTTCAGCCCAAAGTTTAAAAGAATCTAATAAATATAGATCTTTTCCATCTGTAAGTGTAAGTTCATTCTCACAATAATTGATGAAACCTTGAATTGCCTGATCGTCATACCAAATTCCGGGATTCGCTATCAAAGAATCTATTCGATTCATTTCCATAGAAATAGTCTCGCATACGGGTATGTCGCCTCGAATAACTGCGTCACGAAACATTCCATAGTATTTTGGAATTGCTGTGTTAGATAGTGCCATACTACACCTTATTTCTTCTTCTGAATATTTTTAGGATCGACGATCGACGGATCTTTAAACACCCTCTCAAATAATTTATTCACAGCTCTTCCCATGATATAGGCACTTGCTTGTGTTGCGATATTCTCTCCAGATCGTTCAAGAACTCTAAGAACAAAATCTTTTCCTCTAGTAGATTTTGGAGGAGAAACTGCTTTTGCTAGTTCAGCATATCGCTTTTCCAAATTCAAACGTTCTATTTTAGCAGTCAATTCTTCATTACTCAGCTCTGATACTTTTTTTTTAGAGGATGCCTTATTGTTTTCTTTATTCTTAGAAAAAATACTTTTACTAGTTCGTTTCGTACTCGAAGATCTTTTTCGAATTCCCCATTTCATTCCTTTTACACCATAATGTGACAAATGAGTATCCATATTATCACCGCCTTTCTAAAAAAATAAAATGGAAATTATTTTTTCTATAAATAGACTTATATCTTTTTTACGAACAAAAAAATTCTTCGTACCTTTTTACCATACATGTATACTTTTCAGAACATTCCTCAGTCATTGCACAGAAATAATTTCTACTATAATTGTAAATATAACAAGCATGAGAGTATTCGTCATAGGCCATTTCTAAAAGGGTATCTCTAAGATCGATATTTCCTTTTTTATCAGCGATTTCAGCCATATCCATATAACCATTAAAACCGTCGATTTCGTTTTTCAGATGAGACATCAAATGTTCGGAAAGATTGAACGCTTTTTGTGCATCAGCCATAATTACAAACCTCCATTATTTTTTAATATATGAGCACAGTTTATCAATGTCTTCTTTTTTAATTTTAATGGACCATACATTTCCGAAAATACTTTTTTCGAAAACGATACCGTCATCAGTCATATGTCTTTTCAGTTCTTCTGACAAGAGATCTACATCAACCTCTCCATCTTCTGAAACTGCACCCAAGTTCTTAATCACAGAGATAGCTTGATCTTTTTTGGTTTTGATTAACAAAGCCAAACCAGTCCCGATCAAAACTTTTTCGACACTATTATTAGGATATTGAGCCAAAAACTCATTGTCCAAATAACTAGAGATTCCGGTTTCAATCTGATCAATACTGTAAAGCATAATAGTTTTTCCTTTCATATAAAAAGAAGAAAGGCAGCGTTTTAGACTGCCTTTCCTCCAAAAAAATTATTTATTTACAGCAATTTCCACAAGTCTGTGCAGGCAGAGGATTGTACAGAACCTGGGCAGTGGTGGCCGTTCCGGTTGTGACGTCCGCAACCTGTTTAGGATAGAACGTAGCGTTTGCATAATTAACAATCATATTGTCTGCGCACTTACGTTCTTTACATTCATTTTCGATCTTAGTCGCAAGACTGTCGCAACAGCACTGCAGCCGCTCATTGACAATCTGAAAGCTATCGCTAGTCTTCTGATTCTGAACCTCCTGAATACACAACTGCTTCTCGATTTCACGAAGTCTTCCATCTACATACTTATACATTTCGATGTTCTTCTCATCAGTAAATGTATTAGCATCCCTAAGAGCAATGTCTGTTTTCAGTCTTGTAATTTCTGCCTGCTGCTCCAGTTCGAAACGGTTTACAAGTCTATCCTCACTACAAACAACTCCATCGTAACAACCGGCGTTTCTTGTAAGATTGCCAAGAAGACCTGCGCCATTGCTGAGCATATTAATTACGCCAAGACTGGCGCCAGTAATTCCCGTAGCCAAACCTGCTTTAGCAGTTGCACTAGATTTTCTTTCAATATTCATACAATACCTCCCGTTTTTTATTTTTCATAATTTTGAATTAACTACAATTACTGCATTGGAATCGCCTCTTTTTATTTTTTTTATTCTAGAATATCCCAATTATCTGGATATTCTTCAGGAGTATATACATTATTATCAACTTTTGATCGGCATAGTGTATCGCCCCACCAGCTCATTTCATCTTTTGAGAATTTTGTGGAAACTTCAATTTTTGGCGGGATAACCCGAATGCCTAATCGATATAAAATTTCTGACCATAACTCGGGCGAATTTTTAGGGTTAAACTCTTCTCTGTCCCATAGATCAGAACCGTTCTTATAAATTTTTCCGTCTTCAGGCCAATAGATCCGAGTTCCATTTTGAATTAGCGAGCCGTCATACTTCATTCTCCGACAAGCCATTGGCGCAGTCGAGATAACAGCATCACTCAAACTTGTGCCGCCCTGTACCAAAACATCTCGGAGCGCTTTTGCTTGCTTTTCTGTCATATCACACCCCCTGTGATGATTTCCAGTGCTTCCTCTACCGTCAGTTCTATTTCAGGCAAGGGAATGTCCGTTTCCGTGTACTGCCTTCCGCTGTTCAGCGGGTCAACAGCTTCTATGTACTGCGCCCCGTCACGCTCGATATAATAGGTGCCAGAGTAGGTACGGTCGTATTGCTTGCCATTTAGTGTGATTGTTTCGATGTGAATCATGCGGGTTCCTCCTGTATTTTATTGGCCACTACCGTCCAGTTTGTAGCGGTTTTGTATGCTTCTGCGCTGCCTTTAGGGACGTAGATGATGCAGTCGGAGGAGATGTTGGTGAAAACGTTAGTCCCACTCAACGTGGGAGGCGTTGGGGGAAGAAAATGGTATTCTTTCGTTCCTTCCAAATAGCCAAAAGCACCATTACCTATACTTGTAACACCATCTGGAATTGTTATAGATGCAAGAGAGTAGCAATATTGAAAAGCGTAGCTGCCTATACTTGTAACACCATCTGGAATTGTTATAGATGCAAGAGAGTAGCAATATTGAAAAGCGTAGCTGCCTATACTTGTAACACCATCTGGAATTGTTATAGATGCAAGAGAGTAGCAAGATTGAAAAGCGTAGCCGTCTATACTTGTAACACCATCTGGAATTGTTATAGATGCAAGAGAGTAGCAAGATCGAAAAGCGTAATTTCCAATACTCGAAACGTTGTTCCCAATATACGCTTTTTGCAACATATTACAATAAATTTTTCCTGCATCTCTCACACTACCCATCACACAGTAAAAGACCGAACCATCTCCAAGCCCCAGCGTGCACCCCTCAGCCGGGTCAAGCGAAATTATATAATCCCCAGTCTGCTCATAGGTGTGTGTGGTGTTCACCGCCCCAGTCCCCGACAAGGTTTCCGGCGCTGTACCGTCTCCCCAGTCGATTGTCACGCCATTCGCCACGGTCTGTTGAATATACAGCGGAACTTGATTTCTCGGAGGTGGTCTATCCGGCATGGCGTTTGCCGGTATGGTGATATACAACCTGGTCTTGCCGTCATCGGGCGGTTCGGGTTCACCGCCGCCACTAATAGCCTGAATCGCCGCCGCCATTTCAGAAGGTTTATATTGCGTTTCTGTACCGTTTTTGGAGCGAATCGCCGCCGCAATATCGGTATAGTGCTGGTTGTCGGTCGTTACAATCGCCATTAGTAGCTCACCTCATCCCCGTTGGAAATTAAATCAGTAATGAGTTTAAATTCATACGAACCTCCCGCTGCGACTACGGGAATTTTCCCAACATCTTCCGGAGTAACGATGGGGAACATAGGGGTCGTCGCCGTCATAAAGTAACCGACATTTGTATCTGATTTACTAAACATAAGTGCTAATACATTTAAAGAGCCTTGAACTATTTCGCTTCCATATATAACCATTTCTGAACTTACAAAATTCGGGGTAAATACGTAATTAGCTTCTAATTCGCTATGTATCATAGAAATTGTCGGTGGAGATTCTGAAAAAATCTGTTCATGTTGTTCCGGTGTTATAGACACAGATTCTCCCTCTGGAAATATAATCTCAATCTTATTAGAATGTTTGCTTAACTCGTTTATCAATTCTTGTTTATCCGCTTCCGTGTAGTAGTCCACGCCTTTGACGGGGGTTTTACCGTCAGCACCGGCTGGTCCTTGTGGGCCAGTGTCACCTTTTGGCCCCTGTTCGCCGGGCGCTCCATCCTGTCCCGGTTCTCCCTGAGGGCCGGTATCACCTTTGGGACCTGCTGGCCCTTTCGGGCCTTGAATACCGGCAGCGCCGGACAAGTCGGTTAAATATTCATATCTTTCCGGGCCTTTGACGTATAGTTTCGCGTTATCTTCGTCCTCAACATTTCCAGTATTGATGAGAACAAATGAGTTCTCAGGAAGGTTATCTGTAGAATATCCGGAATTCATTTCGTCGACGGAAGAATAAATTTTATCGATATGAAAATCTTTTCCTCTTTCTCCGATAGATGTTTTTCCGCTATCGACTCCATTAATAAACCAATTTCCATTTTCTCCAATAGATATATCAATACTAGATTCTACTTCGGAAAATAATTCTTCCTTCCATTTTTCTAGAATGTCGGGATATTCGTTGATTATTGGTTCTGAATTATTTATAGCGTCCATAATTCTCAATCCAGTCAAAATTGATGTACTCCAAGAGTACTCGATATTTCCTTCTTCCGAACACAAAAATTGTATTGTGAAATTTAAAGAACCAACAAACTGGGTTGCTAAATTAGAGACCAACCATGTAAATAAAATTACTTCTTGATCAGACTCATCTACTCGAACGTCGTCAACTTTATATAAACCCTTATATGTATCTCCGTTGTTACCTACATTCAAATAATGTATTCTAATGTATTCTGATTCAGACATATCATGTCCGTCAATAAATCTAGGCATTTCAAAAGTGAATCTTTGAGAATTATGATCTCCAACGGCCAATTTAACTTTTGATTGAAGATTAGACTTGATCGAACGAGATGAAATATCTATTACAAAATGTTGGTCCGAATCAATTATATTGTGAATTCGATTCATACTTTCACCTCTTTACTTTTTTTATTCTGCAGACAAATTCAATCTCCACTCTAATTCAGCGATTAATTTATTAATAGAATCTGCTACAGCAGTACTTGTAGGTGGATCGAACAATAATCTAACTTTCAATCCAACATACGATTTTACAGCTTCAATATTAGAATCACTAATAAAGTCAGACCATATAGAATATTCATCACTAATAGAAAATCCTTCAGCCGGACCTACTCCGAGTTGATGCAGAATAAAGAAAACGGAATTGATATGCATTATAATATCTTGATCAAACGCATCATACTCGGCATCAATTCCCAACATCTTTTTTATAGAGTTTAAAATACTATCCATATTCACCCCTCATTTTGATTTCCAAGGACATGTGTCATTTGGAGATCGATTAATTAATGAAACTGTTTCTACGAACGATCCGTCATTTCCATAATGTATAGCATTATGCGTAGAATGAACAGTTGTTATCAAGTAATCTGGATTCATTAAAAAGTCTGATCTATATTCCAAATCGTAGAGGGTTATCGGATTCAAATGATGTATAATAATTCTATGTCCTCTTATTTCATATCCCTCTACTCCAAGATCGCAACCATTATCTCGAACGATTATTTCGTTTCTTATTCTTTTCCACTCTACAGAATTATAAAATTTTTGATTGAATATCCGTTCGAATCCAAATATTTCTTTTCCAACTTTACCATCTAACTTAAGGTAATCAAATCGTTCTTTGAAAGTTTTCAATTTTACTAATTCTTTATATGATCTAATCATCTTCTACATCACCATTTCCAGAATAACTTTTCATTGCTTCCAAAGCATTCGTATACAATTCTTTTATTTCTTCTCCAGTTTGATATGATTTTGTTTTAGCAACGATTAGATCTTTCTGTTTTTCCAGAATTTCTTTTTCAATTCTCTCTTTCGTAGAACCTAGTTTTAAATAATGTGTAATTACCTGCGAAGAAGCTGTTCCATCTCTCAATTGTTGTTCAGCCAAATCTATAGCTAATGAAATCATCTGGTTTTCTCTCGCTTCAGGTGTTAACGCTGGTCTCATTTTTTTACGAGGTTCCGACAAAGACTTTTCTGTTTTTTTTCTCATTATTCGGCCCTCTTTTCATAAAATTTTAAACTGTTTTTATAGTCATGTATACCATTTAAACAGACTTTTAAGTGTGTCTTTTGATGGTTTGCCGAAAGGAGAGGTAAGCAAACATTTGAACAAATCATATAATCGAAAGGAGAAATTATAGGTTAGCCTGTTTAAATGGTATACATGACTATAAAAAGTTTTTTAAAAATATACCCCCGGGGAATTTTTAAGG